TCCGGCCGGCTGGCCGCGGGCCAGCACCGCCGCTGCGGTGCCGCCCCGTGGCCGCCGGTCAGAAGTCCTCGAACACCGCGGCGTGGCCGTCCCGGTGAACGGTCGCCCAGGCCACCGTGCCGGGCTGGCCGCCGAGCGCGGCGCGGGCGACGTCGCTCGCGGCATTCCGGGCCCAGCTGTAGCTAGGCACCTCGGCCCCGTCCTCGACATCGAACCGGTTGACGCCGATGAACACGGCACCGGCCACAGTCCGGACCTCTTGGCCGGCCGTCCACCAGCCGTGCGCCTTGCCCGGCTGAATCATGGGGATCGCCGCCAGGTCGGCCCGCGGCTCCGCGTCGAGCAGGGCCCGCGCGTGCCGCACGGCGGCCTCGCTGGGTTGCCACCGTGCCCGCATGTCCTCTTCGGGGCTGAGCGCAGCGCCCTTCGGCCCGTACAGCCAATCCGGCCTGGTCGCAGTCATGGTGTTTCCTTCCGTGTTCGCTCGGGTGGGGGCGCGCGGGCCCGGTCAGGCCCGCGCCGGGCACAGGGCGTCGACCAGCTGGCTGACTATCGCCGACTTCCGGCCGCGCCGGACCTCGACCCGGGTCGCCTGGGCGACCGCGCGGAGGTCAGCCACCGTCAGGCCGCCCAGGACCTCGCGGATCGCCTCGGCACCGGAGATCCCGCCGACCTTGACCAGCTGCCGGGCGCTGCGGGCGACGGCCAGCGCGGTCCGGTAGGGGTGGTTCTCGGGGAGGAAGGCTGCGAGGCCGGTGAGGAAGGCGAGACGGATCATGGCTGGCTCCTGATGTGTGGGGGGCCGGTAACTCCCGGCAGATATGACTAAGTTACCGTGCCATTAAAACTTAGTCAAGTCAGATATAGCAAAGAATCTAAGAAAATTTGTCTTGCCTGGTCAGAGGGCATAAAAAAGAGCCTGCCCGGCATCATCTGCCTGGCAGGCTCTCCCCGGCCGTCTCTGGCCGTCTCTGTCTCTCGGATGTCTTCCGCTGGCCTCCCGGCTTACCGGTCCGCACTGGCCGTCCTGGGCCGTTTCCGGCCGCCCGGACCGCTGGCAGGTGCCTTAGACCGTGCCGGCCGCTTAGCCGCCGGCCGTCCGGCCGCAGCCTCAGCTGCCCCGGCCTGCGCCGCCGCGTACGCCACCTCTGCCTGCTCCTGAGTGACCGGCTCGCCGCAATGCGGGCAGGGGAACGGGAACGGCGACATGATCCGGTCCCGGCTGTCCGCGCGCCCGCCAGCCGGCCGGCCGCCACCCTTGCCCTTGCCCGGCCGCGCAGCATCCCACGCCCGGAAAGCACCCATCGTCCACGTCGGCGTCTGCCCGAGCCGCGTCGGCGAAGCCGCGGGCATGTCGCCCGGCCGCTCGTCAGGGGTGCCGCGCCGCGCGTCCGACCTGGCCTTCACCGACAGAACCGACGTGTGCTTCACACCGCCCTGTAGGTGCGCCCACACGACCGGCGTGATGAGCACGTCGTCCGCGAGGTCGTCCAGGTTCTCGGGCAGCTCCTCCGGAACGGCAACTAGGTCAATGTTCATATGATCAGGATACGGGGAAACCCTCAGCGAGGAAACCTCGCTGAGGGCGCCCGTCGCGCTGGCCGCCATCATGCCGCCTGAAGGATCTCGTACACGCCCTGCTTCAGGTTCGCGTAGTCGGTGCTCAGGGTTCGCCTGGCACGCACCAGCTCCGGGTCGGCGCCCTTCCGTGCCTGCACCGGGGCCATCCAGTCCAGGTACTCCACGGCCGCCTGGTAGGCACCCCACTTGGTGTTCCGGATCGCGGCCTGCGTCTCGGACTCGCGGAACAGCCACCGCAGCGAGCCGACCTCCTCCTCCCACGCCGTGACCTGCTTCGGCGTCGCGTCGTCTCCCGGCCGCTCGCCGCACATCTCGATCATGAACTTCTCGAACTGGGCGTCGGTGAACGTCTCGTTGATCATCCGGTCGGCCTCGTCCTGCAAGGCGTCGACGTACTCCATGGACAGAGCCAGGGCCTTACGGGCCTCCGCGACCGCACCGTCCCGCATCCCGGCCGTGTGCCGGATCTTGAAGGTCGACTTCGCGGACGCTATGTGAAGGTCCTGGGTGTTCTTGCAGACAATCCGGACCGCGCCGACCGACAGCACCAGGCACTTTCTACCGGTGTGGTTGTTGTGCGCCGCGAGGAAGAGATCCATGGCGTCGACCCCGCCGACCTTGATCGCTTCGGGCAGGCGCATCGTGACGAACACGTCCTGGCCGTCGCTCAGCGACCCGGCGGTCTCGAAGCCCGCGCCGGACTCATAGCTCACCGCGTCAAGGAAGTCGGTCATCTCCTCGTTCTGAAACGGATCCCACACCTTGCCGACCGTGCCGTTGACGAGCAGCTGCGGCTTACTGGTGACGGGATTGGTGCGCCACACGGCATAGGTGTCGGGGACGGTCAGCGTGACCGGGCCGTTGCCGAAGTTGTCGGTCGAGGTGATCGGCTGCTTGCGCACGTCCCACCCGGCGAGCTTCGCCGCGGTGAGCGTCTGCTCCGCGGTCATGGCGTCCTGGTCCTCGAAGATCGTTCCGAGCCGGTGCCAGGCCGGCTTGCGGGCCGCCGCGAATCCGGCGCTGCCGTCCTCGAAGATTTCCACTGCGTCGGGCATTTACTGTCTCCTCTTGCCTGTGGCCCGGGGCCGTTCCCCTGTGCCGATATGACTAAGTTATCGTGCCACATAAACCTAGTCAAGTCAGATACAGCAAAGAATCTAAAAACTTTGTCTTGCCTGATCAGTGGCTAGACAGATCGGGCCGTCCCTGGCCTCTGGGCCGTCCCTGGGCCGCCCCTTGGCCTCTGGGCCGTCCCTGGCCTCTGGGCCGTCCCTGGGCCGCCCCTTGGCCTCTGGGCCGTCCCTGGCCTCTGGGCCGTCCCTAGGCCGTCCCTGGCCTCTGGGCCGTCCCTGGGCCGCTGGGCCGCTGGGCCGTCCCAGCTGGCCAGCTGGGCACCGACCAGGCCGCCGCCAACTGCCCACCGCGCGCCGCCCGCGCACACGAAAATCGCCCCGGCAGGCAGCCCGCCGGGGCGATCCGAGAGGGGAAGCGATTCAGGTCAGGGCCTTCTGGCCGCTCGCGTCGACCGAAGTGCCGCCCATGGTGGCCCGCCGGCCAGCCGCAGCACCCGCACCGTAAGCGGAGTAGTCGAACCGCCGGGCGCGGCTCTTGACCCGGTTCGGGAACTCGGCGTCGAAAGCCTTGATCACGGCCAGCTCGCGGCTGGCCAGGACCAGGGAAGCCCCGCCGTCGCTGGTGCTGTCCGCATCGCCCTTGGCCGCGCGGCGGGCCTCCTCGCAGCGCACGGCCACCGCGTCGATGAAACCGAGCATCCAGCCCTTGCGCTTTTCGTGGTCGCCGTCGACCTTGATGACACCGGAGACCATCTGGAGTCCGAGCGAGACGTACAGCACCTCGGCGGCGGCAATGTCGGACGGGTAGCCGACCACGCTCAGCTCATGGTCGCCGTTGGTGCGGATGCACTGGCAGCCCATGCTCCGCATCAGCACAGACAGGAGACGCTGGTCGAGCGCGGGGAAGTCGGAGTCGATCCCGAACTCCTTGAGCACCATCTCGTCGGCGTGCCCGGCCGGCCTGTTCGCCGATGCCATGGCCATGTCGATCCCGTACTTGGCCGCGAGCCTGGCCGCCATCCGGTTTGCCTGCTCACGCTCGCCTTCGGTGGCACCCTCGTCCTGGGCCAGGAGGAGCGCCTTGCGGATCCTTTCGAGGTTCGGGTCCGCGGCCTGGTCGGCTTCGGTACGGACACTGGTCATTGGGTTCCCCTCTCGGATGTGGCCGGGGGCCGTGTTCCCCCGTGCCGATATGACTAAGTTACCGTGCCGCCAAAACTTAGTCAATATAAATAGGACAAAGAATCTCAGGAAACTTTGTCCTGCCTGATCAGAGGCACAAAAAAGCCTGCCCGGTGCCGTCTACCGGGCAGGCTGGGCCGTCCCTAGCTGTCTGTCAGCTGTGCCGTGGGAGTGCCGGCCGCAGTGCCCTCCGCAGGGCCGTAGTGACCGTCCTAGGCCGTTCCCGACCGTCTAGGGCCTCCGGTCCGGGCCGGCCGCTAGTGCCCTGTGCCAGCTGCACAGCCGTAGCCAGCCTTACCGCCCAATCTGCCGACACATGATTCAGGTGCAGCGTCGTCTCGCCGTCGTAGGCGACTTCGATCGCGCTGGCGAGCCCGAGCCCTCGCGGATGGATGCTCACGCTGTTCCACGTGTGGCCCGTTCCCGTCCACGAATCCGGGAATGCCGCCCGTATCGATTCCACTACCTCATCCCGGCGTGCCAGCTGAGCGATCTCGGAGGCGACTTCACTACGGGCGCGGTCAAGGAGCGGTTCGTACCGGGGCAGTAGCCGTCCTTTGATGTCCCCGGCGATCCCTCGCGCGGGCCGGTCCGGGCTGACCGTGATCTCGGGCCGGTGATCGCCGTACGGCAGGCCGCGCCACTCAGGCGGATAGACCCCGTGTATCAGCAGGCGCCCGCGCGTTCTGTGTGATTGCAGGATGAACACTCCACGGCCGTCCTTATGCCGGATGAACGCTGCCCGGCAATGCGCGCCCGGCGAGGCCTTCCAGCCGTCGCCCAGCTCCTTCGCGGTGGCCGCCGCGACCGCATGGACGTCGGTCATGCCGCCACCGCCGCGATGTGCTGGTCAAGGTCGGCGAGCAGGTTGTTCACGGCCTCGACCGCTTCGGCCAGGACCGCCAGGGCCGCGTCTGCACCCACCGTGCAGGGCTCGCCGATGTTGACGAAGGCCTTCGCGTAGGACACGAGTGACAGCCGTACGGAACTGGCGACCTCCGCGATGTACCGGTAGGCCAGTGTGCCAGCGCGGTCATGCTCGAAGATCATGCCGATGCCGTCGCCGTAGGCCCGGACGGGCAGCTCGATCACACCCGCATGGACGGCCTTGTGCACGAGCGCGGCGATGTCGCCGGGCTCCTGGTAGTCCGCGCGCCAATCCGCCTGGACGTCCGGGAGCTGCCGGAAGTCGTCGGCGTCGTCGTACCGGCCCTCGTTGTACTGCTGGATCCCGCGGTCAAGCCAGGCGCGGGCCTTGGCCTCGTCGAAGACGAACGTCGCGCCGGCCGTAACGGTGAGCATGCTGGTTCCTTCCAGGGGGAGTGGTTGCGGGACTACTGGGCGGTTCGCCAGAGCGCGCCAGGGGCACGCCGCTGGCCAGCTGCCAGGAGCCAGACGGAGATCAGGCGGCCGCCTGCTGGCGGGAGCGCCGCTGCCATTCGGTGTAGGTCCAGCGGCCGTGCGTGTCCCACCACTCGCACAGCTCCTCAGACGCGAGCTTCCGTGCGCGCTGGACAGGCCCGGACCACAGCGTGATTGGGTCGACGCCGGCCTCGTCGCCGGCCTTGGACAGCAGCTCCCCGCGGCAGTCCGCTTCGGCTTTCAGCCACGCGGCCTGGACGTACATGTCGTACTCCTCGCGCCGCTCGCGCTTGCGGGCTTCGGCGCGCTCCCGCCTGGCTTCCGCCTTCCGGCGTGCCTTCTCGGCGCGGTCGCGGCGCTCGAACTCGTCATAGATCAGTTCGTCGACGATGCGCCGGTGTCCCTTGCGGGCGTACAGCTCGGCGACGGCCAGGTCGTCGAGGCGGGCCAGCTGCTCCGGGTTCGGCACCCGCAGGACACGGAGCCAGACACGCTGCGCACAGCTGATGGGGCGGGGGGCGGCGGTGATGGTCATCGGACTACTCCTCTGTGAATAGGTCGGGCGTGCCGCACTTGTCGGGCGCGGCGGGCTGGCCGCTGTTGTCGGTGGCGTCGGGGCCGAAGAGAGTCAGGGGTTCCGCGGCGTCGAAGTCGCTGGGCCGCATGTCTGTCCAGTGCTGAGCCATTACCGGGCCAGCCGGGGCCGGGCGGCGGTCCTGCGGAGCTGGGCCGCCTGGTCGGATGTCATGCTGTGAACCTCCTGTAGAATCATTGCTGTATCGGCTATGACTAAGTTAGTGTGCCGCATAAACATAGTCAAGTCAGATATGAATAACAGAGGTCACAAAACAATTACATATGAAATAGGAGTAAGATAACCGTCATGCAGCCGGCAGACCCGATCGAAATCGAGGGAGTGCCCCCCAGCGCCCAGCTGCGCGAGGCCCTGGCCGGCCAGACAGTGATCCTGGCCTTCAGCAGGGGAAAGGACTCACTGGCCGCCTGGCTTGCCCTACGCGACGCCGGCGCCGCCGTGATCCCGTACCACCTGTACCTGATCCCCGGCCTCAGCTGGGTCGGCGAATCGCTCGCCTACTACGCGGACTGGTTCGGCACGGAAATCATCAACCTGCCTCACCCGTCGCTGTACCGGTGGCTGTCGACGCTGCTTTTCCAGCCCCCCGAACGCTGCCGGATCCTCGAAGCCACACGGATCGTTGTCCCGGACTACAAGACCGTCAGCGACACTGTCCGCGAGCACTACGGGCTGCCCGCCGACACCTGGGTCTGTGACGGAGTGCGGGCCGCGGACTCCCCGAACCGGCGGACCAGCCTCAAAATGCACGGCCCGGTCAACCTGTCCAACCGCACGCAGAAACCCATCTGGGACTGGCGCAAGCGGCACGTCATGGACGCCATCAGCGAAGCCGGTGTCGACCTGCCGCCGGACTACGCGCTGTTCAACCGATCGTTCGACGGCCTGGACGTGCGGTTCCTCCGCGAGATCAAACGCGCCTACCCGGCCGACTACGCGACGATCCTGCGATGGTTCCCGCTCGCTGACCTGGAGCTTGCCCGTGCCGCTCTCTGACGCCGCCCGGCGGCTCCTCGCCGGCCTTGGCAGCCAGCCGCCCGGCACCACCCCCGCGCCCGAGCCCGAACCTGATCCGGACGCTGACCGGACCGGATACCGCGCACGGGCCAAGGCCGAAGAGGAACGGTTCCTCCGCGCCGTCGATCCCGAATACTGGCTGGCGTTCTGCTTCCGCGGCCCCGGCGACCCGGCCGCGTTCGCCGCTGCCCTCGGCGTGACCATGGATGACCGCCGCTATGTGCCGGGCCCCGTACTCGAGGCGGCCACCGCCGCCGTCAGGACCGACACTTCCCCGGCCGCACGGGTCAGGCAGATGCTCACCGCCCGCTCCACACGCGACGCCGACATCACCGGCCAGCTGGCCGCCAAACCAGCCCCGGACCCGCTCGCCAGCCTGCGCGACACCCAGACAGGGATCGAAGCCGCATCCCTCGCCGAGTTCGCCGTGATCCTGGCCGCGCTCACCGCGGACCCCGAACCGGACCCCGCGAGCATCTACGACTCGCCGCACTGGCTGCTCGCCTACTGGGCCGACCGTGCCGGCAAAGACGCCTACCTCGCCCGCACCGGACTGGAGGTGCTGGGCGACAAATACCTGGACGGCCACCAGGCCGCCCGGATCCTCGGCATCAAGCTGAAAGGGGGATAAGCCATGCTGCGTCGTGTCCGCGCAATGATCAGCAACCGTGGCGCCGCTCGCGGTGCCCGCGCTGCGGTCGCTCGCCGCGCTGCCGCTCCGGCCGCTGGCCGGATGTCCGGCACCTGACCATGGGTGCCGAACACCGGCTCACGTCGTCCCGGAAGGGCGCCACCCGCAACGGTGGCGCCCTTCCGGGCGTACCGGCCCCCAAGCCACCCGACCCGCCCGCCTGGCTGTCCGGCGACGCACGGGCCATCTGGGATGCCCTCGCACCCCACGTCCCGGCAGGCAGGCTCACACCACTCAACGCGGACCTGTTCGCCATGTACGTGACCACCCTGGCGACCTACCGCGAAGCCGACTCCATCATCACCGCATCCGGTGTCCTCATCGCGGTCGGCCAGGACCTCGCACCAAACCCCGCACTGGGCATCCGCAACGGCGCAGACGCCACCGCCGCCAGATGGGCGAAAACGTTCGGGCTCACACCAGACTCCCAGCCACTAGCGCCGCCACAAGCCCACGAGGGACCACGGAGGCTGCCTCACCTGGTAGAGGGAGCATGACGTGCCCAAGGCCCTCGACCCCAGGAAACGGGCAGCGATCCTCGCCGACATCAAAGCCGGGAAACAGCGCAACGAGATAGCCCGAGCACACGACGTCTCAGGCAGCACCGTCACGAAAATCGCAGCCGACGAAGGACTCAAGTCCGCCTTCGACCGGTCGCAGACGGAGAAAGCCACGCGCGCAAGGATTTTCGACGCGAAGGCTGCCCGTGCGCAGCTGGTTGAGGATCTGCTGCGGGATGCTCAGCGGTTCCGGGCGCGTGCGTGGGATCCGTACACGCAGATCGTGTCCGGGCCGCTGGGTGCGGAGCTGGTGACGACGAAGATGCCGCCGTTGCGGGATCAGCAGTCGGGTTATACGAGCATCGGGATCTGTATCGACAAGGCCGCGAAGCTGTCGGACATCGACGCTGGTGATGGTTCGGCTGGTGCGCGGTCGCTGCTCGGCCGTCTCGGTGAGGCGCTGAGTGTGGCGGCTGACAGTTTCGGCCCGGACCCTGATCCTGTAACCGAACGTGACGAAAATGCCGGTGGCTCACCGGCCGGCAAACCTCCAGAGCGTGACATTGGAACGCCCGCCGTGTAATCGCCGCTGATCCTGGCGTCGCCGTGGCCTGGGTCCTGGTCACTGGACGTGATCGGGGGCCGGTGTTGGATCTGTCGGCCGTCACCGACGTCCTGTCCCGGAAACAGATCCAGTCCATCGTCGACGCCCAGGCGCGGATCAACCTGTGGGACGGCGCGATCCGGTCGGGGAAGACCATCGCGAGCTTGCTGCGGTGGCTCATGTACGTCGCTGACGCTCCAACGTCCGGTGAGCTGGTCGTCATCGCCAAGACCTCGATCACCGCGGCGCGGAACGTGTTCGGGCCGCTGATGGACTTCGAGCTGTTCGGCGAGCTGGCCGCCGAGACGACGTACACCACGGGGTCGCCGTTCGCGTCGATCCTCGGCCGCCGCGTGTGGGTGATCGGCGCGAACGACGTCCGCGCCGAAACCCGCCTGCGCGGCCTGACCTGCGCCGGATGCTACGTCGACGAAGCGTCCCTCGTCCCCGAGCAGTTCTTCACGCAGCTCCTCGGCCGTATGAGCGTCCCCGGCGCGAAAATGTTCGCGACCACCAACCCCGATAACCCGGCGCACTGGCTGCGGAAGAACTTCCTCACCAACGATGCGCTCAACCTGCGGAACTGGCATTTCGTCCTCCACGACAATCCCAGCCTGACCGCCGACTACATCGCGGCCATCTCAGCGGAGTTCACCGGCCTGTGGTACCGGCGGTTCATCCTCGGCGAATGGGTCGCCGCTGAAGGCGCCGTCTACGACATGTGGGACGAACGCCGCCACGTCGTCGACGTCGTACCCGCCATCCAGTCGTGGGTGTGCGCCGGCATCGACTACGGCACCACCAACCCGTTCCACGCCGTGCTCCTCGGCGCCGGAACGGACGGGGTGCTGTACGCGGTCGACGAGTACCGGTGGGACTCCCGCCGCGAGCGCAGGCAGCTCACCGACTCCCAGTACAGCGAGAACCTGCGGACCTGGCTCAAAGGCGTCCGCATCCCGACGACCCGCCTGCATGGCGTCATGCCCGCCTACATCGTCGTCGACCCGTCCGCGGCGTCGTTCCGGGTCCAGCTGTTTCAGGACGGTCTCAACGTCGTACCCGGCGACAACGCGGTCCTCGACGGCATCCGCCTGGTCGCCTCGCTCATGTCGACGGACCGGTTCAAAGTGTCCCGGAACTGCCCGGCGCTGATCGGGGAGATACCCGGCTACTCGTGGTCCGACGAGCATGCGATGCGCGGTGAGGACGTCCCGGTCAAGGTCGATGACCACGGCGTCGACGCCCTCCGGTACGGCATCAAAACGACTCAGGGGATGTGGGAGCCGCGGCTGCGCCGCGCCGCCTGACTGTCCGACCTGCCCGATACGGTCGACTCCGGACATGGCGATCCCCGCACGGCTGGCACCGTACGGGGACCTATCGCCGACCTGAACCCCTTCACAGGCAGGCCAGCTTGACCGATCGTACGTGCACGGTCGACGGCTGCGATAAGCCTCACCTCGCACGCGGCATGTGCCGCAAGCACTACAAGCGCGACGCCTACTGGCGCAACGTCGAGACCGAGCGCGAGAAGCTACGCCAGCGCAGCCCCGAGAAGCAGCGCGAGTACAACCAGCGCAACTACGAGCGCCACCAGGAGCAGCGCCGCGAGGCCCGACGCGACTACTACACCCGAAACGCCGCTGCCGCGCGCCAGGCCAGCCGTGATTGGGCAGCCAAGAACCCTGAACGTGTAGCGGCCAACAAACGGCACTACGCGGAGATGAACCGCGACAAGCTCGCGGCCTACTACCGCGAGTATCAGCGGACAAACGTTGAGCGCAGGCGGGCAAGCAACGCGAAGCGCCGTGCTGCCATCCGCTCCACCACCGTTGATCCGGTGGACTACGCCGCGATCTTGGTTGAGCACGGGATGACCTGCCATCTCTGCGGCGCCTCGATCGAATCGTTCGACGACCTGCACTTTGACCACGTGGTTCCGCTCTCTCGGGGCGGTACACACACGGCCGACAACATCCGACCGGCTCACGAGCTGTGCAACCTGCGCAAGGGCTCGAAGCTCATGGAGGAACTGAAAGCGGGGTGATTCGGCCCCGTGGCAATCGACGACCGCGCAATGAACATGTTGCCGGTAACCAATCAGCCTTGGCCGCCGCCACAGTACGACCCGATTAACTATCAGCTACGACTCTGGGACGCTTGGTATTCGGGCGATATTCAGAAGCTGAGCTGGGCCTACTACAACCTCGGCGCTAACTCTCCAGCCGGTCGCGCGTACTTCGCGACTACGGGTGAGCCTGGCATGCCGACTCCGCGGCCGGGCCAGTTCCGCGGCGGTCTCATCGGCTCGATCTCGCGGTTTTTCTGGGGCCAGCCGGTGCCGCCCGGTGAGAAGCGCACCAAGTATCACGTGCCGATCGCGGGTGACATCGCCCAGACGTCCAGTGACCTGCTGTTCAGCGAACCCCTCGTCGTCAAGTCAGAGCTGGCGGCCAATCAGGCGGTGCTCGACGACTACTTCGACGACGGCCTGCACTCCACGCTGCTGGAGGCCGGTGAGCTGGCGTCGGCGCTCGGGGGAGTGTTCCTGCGGACCGTGTGGAACACCGATATCGCGGAGTACCCGTGGATCGACATCGTTCCGTGTGACTCGGCGGTGCCGCAGTTCGCGTACGGGAAGCTCGTCGCGGTCACCTTCTGGCGGGTGCTATCGGACGACGGCAAAGAGGTCGTGCGTCACCTGGAGAAGCACATCCCCAGCCAGAACACGATCCTGCACGGCGTCTATGTCGGGAATCAGACGGACCTCGGCACGGTGTACCCGCTGACCGACTTCCCGGAGACACGCCAGTTCGTCGGGGACCTCACCGAAGGCAACGCGATCACGTTCCCTGATCAGCCGATGGACGCGAGCACGGTCGTCTACATCCCGAACATCCGCCCGAACCGGCTGTGGCGTGACCTCGGCCCGCAGGCCGCGCCGCTGGGCCGGTCCGACTACGCCGGTATCGAAACGCTGATGGACGGCCTCGACGAAACGTACTCGTCGTGGATGCGGGACGTGCAGCTCGCCAAAGCACGGCTGATCGTGCCGCAGCAGTACCTCGACAACATCGGTAAAGGCGAAGGTGCCGTGTTCGACACGGACCGGCAGGTTTACACGCCGATGCAGATGCTCGCCACCAGCGGCACCAGCGACATCGTGGCCAACCAGTTCGCGATCCGCTTCCAGGAACACGCCCAAACCGCGTCCGACCTGGTGGGCCGCATCATTCAGGGCGCCGGGTACAGCGGGCAGACGTTCGGTGAGTTCGACGCCGGTTCCGGTGCGATCACCGCCACCGAAGTTGAGCAGCGTGAGCGGCGGTCGCTGACCACCAGGGGCAAGAAGATCCTCTACTGCCGTCCCGGTATCCGCGACATCCTCTACGGCCTCCTCGCGGTCCGCCGCGAAATGTTCGGCGACACCACCGTCGAACCGGAACGGCCCGAGATCGATTTCCCTGCTGTCGTGCTCCCCGATCAGAACGAGCTCGCGTCGACCGCGAACCTGCTCGCCCAGGCCGAAGCCGCGTCCAAACAGACCCTCGTCGCGCTGGTCCACCCGGACTGGACCACGGACGAGGTGAACGAGGAAGTCTCCCGGATCTTCAGCGAAATCGGCCTGGACCTGGCGACCAGGGCCCGCGTCATGGTGTCCGAGCCGATGACGTCAACCGCGGACTTCACCGAGCAAGCCGAACAGCTCGCGCAGACGGTCAAGCCGCCGGACATCCCACCGGACGTGCCCGGCACCACCACCCAGGAGTGACCCAGATGGGCGCAGCGAAGAAAACGACCATCAAGCCGGCTAAGCGTGGCCAGCGGGCGATCAGTTTCCAGCCCGGCGGCCTCCATCAGTCCCTCGGCGTACCGGCGGGGAAGCCGATCCCGGCCGGCAAGAAGAACGCGGCTCTGCGCGGCGACTACGGGCCGAAAGCCCAGGCGCAAGCACGGTTCGCGAAGAACGTCCTCACCGGCCCCAAAAGCGGCGGCAAGCCTGCCGCACGTGGGGGCAAGACAGCTGGCCGGGCGGCCGGCAGAGGGAGGTGACCCATGGGTAAGGCGACCGCCTCACACGACCCGAACGCCACCATCCGCGACACCAGCGGCGCGATAGCGGGCCGGTGGAATCAGGGCGCGCATGCCACCACCCCGGCCGGCGGGAAGACCACACCGGTCCGGTTCGTGAACGCACCCAAGCCCCCGACGCCGGGCCCGAACGTGGACATGAAGGACGGTGACGGCGACGGCCCCGGCGGCGGGAAGCCGACCCGCACGATCGCGGGCGAGCCGATGCCGGGCGGCTGCTGATGGCCGCCACGCCACCAGCCGGGAAGCATGTCCCGTCCCGGGTGCCGAACAGCGGCCCGGTCGACGCCTCCGCGAAGGTCGCCGCGTTCCGTGGCACCAACGAGGGCCCGACCACGGTCGGCGTAAATCCGGCCCCGCCCGGGCAGCGTCTCGTGTCCGACAACGACGCGCTGACCTCCGGGACACCGGCCGCGTCGACGGAGGCGACGTCGTTCCCGCCGTACGGCGGGAACTACTGATGGCCTACTTGTGGCCCGGCGAGATCGCGTGGCCGTTCCTGGGCCAGCCCACTGAGCCACCCGCGCCGCCTGAGCAGCCTGCCCCGTTCTGCGGAAAGCGGCGCGGCGTCACCAAGTCCCCCTACCGGGCGAAGCGGCGGAACCGCCGCAAACGCTGACCAGCCCACCTGACCGAAAGGAACGACCAGCCCCCATGGGTTTCACCGAAGTCCTCACGCTCATCTTCATCTACCTCAAGCTGACCCACCAGGTCACGTGGTCATGGTGGCTGGTGCTCGCGCCCGAGGAAGCCGCCGCGGTCGCCTACGCGGCGTTCCTGCTGTTCTTCGGCGGTCTGGCGGTCGCGTTGACCCGCGACGACCGGAAGGCCGCCAGACGCGACCGCCGCGCCCAGCGGCGCCGGGACGACATGCGACGGGGCATTCGGTACTGACGATGGCGACCGAACCCGAAGCGGTCTGGCGGATCAGCGCCGCCGCGCCGCGCCGCCCTGGCCACGTGCCCGCGGCCACGGGCACAGCGTGCCCTGACACGGCGGGGGACACCCGGCCGTGACTGACATCTACTACGACACCGAGTTCATCGAGGCAGGCCCGCACGAGCCGCTACGGTTCCTGTCGATCGGCCTGGTCGCCGACGACGGCCGCGAATACTACGCGGTCACCGCCGACCCGGACGTAATCACCGCCGCTGTCGCCCACGACTGGCTCCGCGTCAACGTCGTCCCGTCCCTGCCCGTCACAGTCGAGCAGGTGCCGTGGGGGAAGGCGCACGGCTGGAGCCGCTGGCAATGGGAGTGGGACCGGGCGCACCCGGACTACCGGCACGTCAAGGACCGCGAGCAGATCGCCGTCGAGGTCCGCGACTTCATCCTTGCCGAACCCGATCCGCGGCTGTGGGCCTGGTATGCCGCCTACGATCACGTGGTCTTGTGCCAGCTGTACGGGCCGATGATCAGCCTGCCCGCCGGGATGCCGATGTGGACGAACGACCTCAAGCAGGAAGCCGTACGCCGCGGCGACCCGCACCTCCCGGCGATGCCTGGCGTCCGGTCGCATAACGCGCTCGACGACGCCCGTGAAGTCCAGTACCGGCGCCGTTTGCTTCATCCCGTCAGTCGTTCAGAGGAGGGGACGGACGAAACCGCTCGGGAAGCGTGGGGTTATCCAGCGCGCTAGGTGGCAGTTCGACGCCAGCCAGGTTCGCGCCGGTCAGATTCGTGCCGGTCAGGTTCGCGCGGGTCAGGTTCGCGACGGACAGGTCTGCGCTGGTCAGGTTCGCGCCAGTCAGGTCCGCGCTGGTCAGGTCCGCGCCGGCCAGGGTCACGCTGGTCAGGTCCGCGCTGGTCAGGTCCGCGCGGGTCAGGTTCACGAAGGCCAGGTTCGCGCCGGTCAGGTTCGCGCGGGTCAGGTTCGCGCGGGTCAGGTTCGCGCCGGACAGATACGCGCCGGCCAGGGTCGCGCCGGCCAGATACGCCCTGGTCAGGTTCGCGTTGGGGAGGGCCGTTCTGGCCAGGGTCGCGCCGGCCAGATACGCCCTGGTCAGGTTCGCGTCGGCGAGGACCGCGCCGATCAGGTTCACGCCGGCCAGGGTCGCGCCGGCCAGATACGCGCCGCTAAGAATCAGATCACCGCGTTCCTCACGTCCTCGCGGCCGTCGTCCGAGCACCGTTGCGGCAGCTCGAACGTCAGTCTCCGATGTAATGAGACCGGTTTCTTCTGCCGCCTCAAGCTCTGCCTGGCGAGTCCTTGAGAGGCGAGAGTGCTCCCCGATAAACGCCGCGAGCACTTCCACAATCGTTGGATGGTCGCGCGGCGAGTCGATCATGATGCGCTCCAGCGCGTAGATCGCGCCCAGCCGCACATCGAGCGCATCTGACCCGAGCTGTCCGATTGCCTTGGTGTACCTGTCGGTGACGTGGCTTTCGCGGGACAGATTGAAGTTCCGGGCCGTGTACACCAGTGCGGTAACTGCTGCCACGCCGGCGCCGAGCTGGAGCATCCGGCCACGGAGCGCGTCAATGGCGGTCTCCCGCTGGACCGGAGTGAGTGCTTTCAGCCGTGAAGCATCCAGCCACGGCGGGCCGAGCCAGACGAACACGGCGAACACGGCGAACACGGCGAACGCACCTGTGAATGCCAGGGGCCATCGGTAGCGCCGGCCCCATGCCCACACTCTTCTGACGATGACAGCTGCGCCCCGGGCTAAAGCCCTGCGGTGACGCCTGATCCATGTAGGCACGCCGTCATTTCAGCACATCGGACCGTGCGCCCCGAGTTGTAACGCCTGGCTCATAGGTCGGGATGTCGCGTTTACCCCATATCGATACAGGGTGACCCCTGTCACATTCTCATGGAGGAAACAGCCCGATGGCTGCCCACCCCGGCACGATCAACGTGCCGGTCAATGTCCACCCAGACACGGCCAACCTGGCCGGATTCATCTCCACTATCACCCGCGCCGACGACCTCATGCGGCAGCTCACCGCGACTGAAGCCAGCGGCCTGCCCGATAAGGCGATCAGGGCATGGGGTCTGCTGCAGCAGGCAGTCGGCGAGCTGCGCACCGGCCGCCCGGCCAGTAGCGGCCACCGGTTCACGGTCGGTCCCACGGTCGCCCGGATGGTCCACTACGTCTCCTACGGCACGCCCCGCGGTGAGTACGGTCACGCCTGCCGCGCCGCTGTCGTCGCCGACGTCGATCCGGGCCGGGTGGTCCTGTGCGTGCTCAACCCGTCCGGCGTGTTCTTCCACGCCGCCCGTCACGACGAGGGTGACGACCCCGGCGACGGCCTTGCGTCGCCGCTGTGCACGGGCCGCCGCCACGAGGGGGGCACGTGGCACTGGCCCGCCTGATCCGGCGCCGCTTCTCCTGGGCCGGTTACCCGCGCCGCTGGTGGTTCTCCCGTGCCCGGTTCCGTGCCGCGATCGACCTGCTCAACGCGGCCGACCGGATGCGGTCACGGTGGGCCGACGCGAGCCCCGACGTCCGAAACGAGATGTGGCGGGCTCTCCACACTGCCGCTGACCAGCTCGGCGAGGCCATCCAATGAGCCACCGCAAGCCGGGCCCGTTCGCGACCGGCGGCATCGTCTCCGATCACAGCCACGACGACGACCTTGTGCCTGCGCTGCTGTCCCACGGCGGTTGCTTCATCGAGGTCCAGGCCGCGAGTCCCGGCGACTACGAGTGCTACCACTGCCAGCGCGGCCAGTGCGCCCGCTGCAACGACCCCGACTGCACCTGCTGCTACGGAAACGAGGACTGATGACTGCCGTGCACATCGGCGACCAGCTCGACGCATGGGTCGCCAAGGCCATCAACGACGGGGCGATGGGGGAGGAGTTCTGGCACGACCACGCCGGCAGCACCGTCATGGGCCCAGTCGGGCCGTCGCTGCGATACACGGTGATCATCACCATGAAGAATCCGCTGCTCGGGCAGGGCCCGCTGATCATGCCGTTCACGGTGCCGATCGGTGCGATGCGGGAAGATGCGGTCCGGCTCGGTGTCCACAACGCCATGGGGCAGCTCCGCGAGCTCCACAAGCAGCTCCTCGACGCTAAGCCGCGGCTTGTGCCAGGCGGCCGGAACATCCACTCGTGAACTGGTGGTGGCGGCGGCTGACCCGCCGGACAGGTCCCGCCCCGGTCCAGGGCAGCGTGTCCACGGTGAGACCCCCGGTCAGCGGCGGTGACCCGGCGGCCAGGATCGCGGCTTGCCTGCGATGGTTCCGCGACCAGTACGGTACCGAACGGTCGTGCTGACCGAAGCCGGATCGACTGGTCTCGCGCTCGTGTCGCTGTGCTCGATGGCGCTGATCTCCCAGAAACGGCCGGCCGGGTGGCTGGTCGCGATCCTCGCCCAGTTCGCGTGGGTACCGTACGACGTCGTGACCGGCCAGTACGGGTTTCTTGCCCTGACCGCCGTGTCCGTGCCGGTGTACCTGCGGGGCTGGCGGGCGTTCCGCATCCGGAGGGGCGATGACGAGTCCTCTGCCCCGCACACCTGGCGACGACCGGGAAGACCACGCCCAGGCCGCCGGGGCCGCGATAGCGGCGATCTACGCACAGATCGAGCTGGCGATCGTCGCGGCGGTCGCCTACTGGACCCGGAAGGCAGCCGCAGGGGCGCTGCCTCCCGCCGTCGCGAACCGTCGCCTGTACCAGCAGACCGCCGCGATCTTCGCCGCGGCCCGCGACCGGATCCGGGTGACCCTCGACGAGGCGATCAGCGGCACCCTCGACGAGGTACGCGGCCGGGTACAAGCTGACGCCGGCCCAGCAGCCGCCCTGAACGTCTCCCTGCCTGACACGGCCCCGATCACGGCCCCGCTCGACGTCGCCACGCAGACCGCGATCGGATCAGCCAGCGACGCTTTCACCGACGCGGCCACAGCCGCGATGAACGCGCCGCCACCGCCTGTGCCGCCTGGTCTGCCGCCGGGCGGCAGGCTGGCGCTCCCGCCCGGCGGCGACCGGCTCAACCCGTACGACGAAGCCGTCCGGACCGGTATCTCGTCGATCCGCGGCGGCATGCCCGCCAACTCGCTGTCCCTGTCCCGGATCCAGGCCGCGCAGGTCGCGCTCGACCAGCTGGCCGACCGGGGCATCACCGGCTACGTCGACAAGGCCGGACGGCACTGGAATCTCGTCTCCTACGTGGAGATGGCCACCCGGACCGGTGTCGCGAACCTGTGGGACGACCTCCAGGCCAAGGCCATGATCCGCTCCGGATACGACCTCGTGAAGGTGTACACGCACTCCACGGAGGGGACCTGCCCGGCGTGCCTGCCGTGGCTCGGCCGGACACTGTCGCTCACCGGCCACACGGCCGGATACCCGACCCTCGACGAGGCGAAGGCGGCTGGTTTCCGGCACCCGAACTGCCGGTGCGCCTGGTTCCCGCTCGGCGCAGGCGTCGCCGAAGAGGTCACCGGCGCTGTCCCGATGGATCAGGCCGCCACGGTGTACCAGGCCAGCCAGCGGCAGCGGGCCTATGAGCGGCGCGTGCGGGCCGCTGGACGGCGCGCTCAGGCCGCTATGAGCCCGGAAGCCAGGCGGCGGGCTCGCCGCGAGCAGGCAGCGGCACGGTCAGCGTCAGCGGCTCACCGGGAAGCGACAGGCCTGCGAATGACTCAGGCCGGCTGGAAGCGCCGCGAGCATCCGTTCCGGGCACGCTGAAGACGAGACCGTCTATGCGGAAATGCCCGAGCGGCGACCATCCCTCGGCCGCTGGATCAATGCCGGGCGTTTCGGTGCCGGGCGGGGCGATGAAACCTGACGAGCAGCCGGGGTCACGGCAGGTGTCGCAGCGCATGTCTTCCTGAGTCGCGGCCGCGTTGCACACCTGGCTGTGGCGGTCGCAACGGCACCGGAGCCGATCATCCATGGCCAGCATCGTACGGGGACGCCCGGACCGGACGGAGGCCTCCGTGATCTGGAGTTACCTCACGCTCGTAGCCCCGATCCTCGCCTTGCCGACCATCGCCGCGGCGCTGTACGCCCGAGCACTCCGGCGGGCGGATCAGCCGCCTGGCCGCCGCGGAATGGGCTCGCGGCACACCCTCTGACCACCCGCCCACGTGGCGGGTTTTTTCATGCCCGGACCGGTCCGGGCATACCCCAACGGCTCCTGGAGGGCCCATTCATGAAGCGCACCGCCCTGTCGATGCCGCCTGGCGCGATCATCGGCTACCACAAAGACGGCCGCCCCATCCGGATCGTCGCCGGCGGGTCCGGCGAAGGTGACCCGGGCGACAGCGGCATCAGCACGACTGGCCAGGACCCCGGCGCCGGAAACGGCGGCGCGGGCACCGGTCAAGCAGACAGCCAGAACACCGGCCAGAGCGGCACTGGTGGCCGCACGGACGGCGGGACCGGCTCAGGCGACAGCACCGGCACGGGACCGAACCCCGGTCCTGGTACAGGCTCCGACGACCACACTGCCCGGACTATCGCCGCGATCCGCGACGACTTCAAGGCCGAACGGGCACGCCGCCAGACCGCCGAACAGGAACTCGCCGCGGTCAAGGAAGCCCAGGCCCAGCTACAGCAGGCGCTCGCAGCCGACAAGGCCGACCGGCAGAAGCAGCTCGACGCGCTCGCGAAGGCCATGGGTCTCAAGCCCGAAGACGAACCGCCCACCCCGGAGAAGCTCGCCGCCGAACTGGCCGACGCGCGCCGCGAAGCTGAATCCGCCGCACAGGCCCGGCAGGCAGCCGAAGCGAACGCCGCTGCGGCACTGGCCCAGGCCAGGCGGGAACGGGCTCTCCTGCACGCCGCGCCTGGTCTCGACGCGAACGGGCTCGCGCTGCTCGACTCGCGGTCCTTCATGGACCGGCTGGCCGGTCTCGACCCGGCCGCGGACGACTTCAGCGGCAAGCTCGCCGACGCGATCAAGGCCGCGGTCGAATCCAACACCGGCTACAAGGCGACGCCACCGAAGCGGACCGCGCCGCCTGCTACGTCGTCCGGCGGTGAGTTCAACGGCCAGCCGGGCGGCAACCGGCAGTGGACCGACGCGGACGTCGACAAGGCCACCCCGCGCGAGATCCAGGAAGCCGCCAAGGCGGGCCTGCTCCGCGATCTCGGTGTCGGCCAGCCGCGCGTGAAGCGCGGCTACCGCTAACCATCCCGCTTTCCCCCCGGCGGGACCCCCATCCCCACCCACCTGAGCCCCGCGTGACCTGCGCGGGGCTTTCGCGTACCCGCCAGGGAGTGAACGCATGGCCATCAACAACTTCAAGCCGGCCGTCTGGTCGTCGATGATCCTCGGCGCGCTGGAGAAGAACCTCGTCTTCGGCGGGCCGATGGTCGTCAACGACGACTACGAAGGCGAAATCGCAGGTCCGGGCAATGTCGTCAAGATCACCCAGTTTGGTGACCCGACGATTCAGAACTACACGCCGAACGCCTCGATCAACTACGCGAACCTGAACGACGCCGGGCTCGACCTGGTGATCGACCAGGCGAAGTATTTCGCGTTCAAGATCGACGACGTGGACCGGCGACAGGCGGCCGGTGACATGCAGGAATACCTCGAAACGAGGGCTTCCTACAAGCTGGCCGACACGACCGACCAGTACCTCGCGTCGATGTACACCGGGGTATCGGCCGCAAACGTGCTGCCGGGCACCACGGCGACGTCCTCGTCTCTGACGTCGGGGAACTACCTGACCCCGCAGCCGTACGGCGGCACCGGCTCCCACCCTGCCGACTTCTACACGCAGGTCATCCTGCCTCTCAAGGTCCGGCTGACCCAGAGCAACGTGCCGATGGCGGGCCGGTACTGCATCGTCCCGGCGTGGGCGGAAGCGCTGCTGGAGCAGACCCAGGCGTTCATCAGCGTCACCGACATGCAGGGCCAGCCGTCCGAGGTCTTCCAGGAGGGGTTCATCGGCCGTGTCGGCGGGTTCAACATCCTCGTCTCCAACAACGCGGTCGAGTACGACACGGTCCACGGCGCGTACGTCGTGCAGGCCGGTCACCCGATGGCGGTCACCTTCGGCGAGCAGATCGTCCAGACCGAAGCCCTGCGGCTCCAGACGTCATTCAGCGACGCGGTTCGCGGGCTCCACGTCTACGGCGGGAAGCTCGTCCGGCCCGACGCCATCGCCGTCGCCGGCGTGCAGCGCCCGACCGGTATCTGACCCAGGCCCCGCGGCCTGAGCAGGCCGGCAGGATCACCCACCCCACGGAAACGGAGACTCCCTCATGGGCGCTCGTACCCCGATCGCGGCCGGGCTTGTCACCCTGGCCCCGGACTCGTTCACCAGCCAGGGCGCCGGGCAGACCCCTGACGCGGTGAACGGCAACACGCTTGCCGACCCTGGCCCGAACCACCTGATGCTCGTCGTCTCCAACGGCGACACCAGCACGCACACGATCACTGTGCGGGCGTCGGGCAGCGGCCCGGACGTCAACGGCAACGCGCAGACGCCGCTGCCGCAGAACACCGTCTTCACCCAGTCGACCCTCGGCGACCTGGTGGTCACCATCCCGGCCGGTGGGACGTACGTGTCGCCGACGCTGACCACGGACCGGTTCACGCAGCCGGACGGGTCGCTGTCGCTGGACTGGGACGCCTCGACCAGCGTCAAGCTGTGGGCCTACCAGCTGCCGTCGAACGCTCTGGGCGGCCCGCTGCTGTGAGCCGCATCCACCTGCGCGGGGAGAGCGGAACGGTCGTCTACTTCGACCGTGACGCTCTCCCCGAGGGCATCGAGAAGCGCATCGAACGCGGTGACCTGACCGAATGCGCCCCGGACGGCACCGTCCCGGATCCCGCCGAGGACCTGGTGCCGGACGTGCCGCCGCCGGACGCGCCGCCGCTGCCGAAACGTGCCGCCTCGCGTGACACCTGGATCCAGTTCGCGATCTCCCAGGGCCTCCCACGGGACGAAGCGAACGCGATGACGAAGGCGAAGCTCATCGAACGGTTCACCGACATTCCGTCAGTCAGCTAAGGGGGCGGTCGCTGTGGGGTCGATCCTGCTCGATCAGATCAGCCAGGTCGTGCAGGGCGGCCAGCTGACGGTCCAGGTGATGTTTGAGACGTTCGTCGGGTCCGGGTTCGAGGCTGGTGCCGGGGACGTGACCGTCGAGATCAGCGCGGCGGCGGTCCCCACGGGTGGGGAAGGTACACCGGTCCCGGTGACCAGCGAGAACGTCACCACGGTCGACGGGTCCTTCTACTCGTACGTTTTCGACTGCCCGGCTGATCAGCCGCCCGGCGACTACCTGGTCACCTGGACGGGTGTGGTCGGCGGCGCACCGCAGACGTGGACGTCGACGATCAGCGTCGAAGCGATCCCGACCGGCGCACCTTCCCCGGGTGTGTACGCGACGGTGGCGCAGTACCGCGCCGAAACCGAAGACCAGATCACCCCCGAGATGCTGGTCCGGAAGTGGCTGCGGAAAGCGTCGAAGGTCATCGACCACGCCACCATCGGCGCGGTGTACGCGCACACCCCGAACGGGATGCCCACCGATGGCATCGTCATCCAGGCGTTCATGCAGGCCACGTGCGCGCAAGCCGAGTTCATGATCGCGGACAACGACCCGACTGGCGTCAAGCGCCAGTATCAGTCGACGTCGATGGGGGGCGTCAGCCTCACCCGCGCGCAGGGCACAACGGGGCTGGTGTTCCCGCCGCTCGCGCCCGAGGCCGCGATGATCCTCCACACCGCCGGCGTGCTCGGCGTCGCCGTGCTCATCGACTGGTAGCGGAGGCGAGCATGGCGCAGGTGTTCGGCTGCGAGGTCGGGGACATCGCCCCCGAGGACGGCACGCCCGTCGAGGTGCTGTGCATCGTCAAGGTCCTGAAACCCGAAGGTGACTCTTCCGGCGGCGGATTCCCGTACCGGCTTGTCATTCGGTCGACGCCAATCGCCACGTGGGAAGCGCACGGCATGGCGGCATTCGTGCAGGAGGTCGCATTCGCCGATGACCTGTACGAACGGGACGACGGGTGACCCGTCGTGATGGAGATCGCGAACACCATGCTCACCGTGATGCGGGGCCGGGAGGCCAACGCCTACGGCGACCTGACCGACGTCGGTAAGAAGCTCTACACCGGCATCCCCGCCGCGGCCGTCGAGTCAAGCAAACAGGTCTGGGATCCGGCCACGCAGACACCGCGAACAGTCCGGACGTCAAAATGTGTGGTGCCCGACTGGGCGGACATCCTGACCAGCGACACCCTCATGGACGAGCGGACCGGCAACTACTACATGATCATCGACATTCAGGTTCAGCCGACGCTCGGCACACCACCGGACAAGATCCTCACCCTACGGTGGCGCAGCGGCGTCACCCCCGGCAGCGACTAGCGGAGGTGGCCAGATGGCACGGATCGAGATGGACCCTGACGCCGGCGCACAGGTCATGGCCGCCTGGCACGAGTTCGCCGATAGCCGGCTCGGCCCGGACATTGCGGGAGACGCCCGCCGGTACGCGCCGAAACGGTCTGGGTCGCTGGCCGGGTCAGTGGAGCATCACATGGAAGGCGACGACCTGATCGTCTCGGCGACCGGCGGCGACGACGGCCGCACCTACGCGGCCTACGTCGAGCTAGGGCACAGGGTCTTCCACCCGTCCACGGGCGTCACCGGACCCGAGGTCGTGCAGCCTGAGCCGTTCCTCCGGCCTGCCCTCTATCAGGAACGCGGCGACTAACAGCCCCCCGCCCAGCCGCGAACACCAAGCCCCTCACCCGGCGGCAACCATCCAGACGACCACCGGGCGCGCACCGCTCAGCACCTGCACCGGCTGATCACCGACACCGTGTTACCGGACACGTTGGTCACGTAGGCCGTGTGGGTAACGGGGGCCACCGCCACCCCGTACGGAGATGTGCCCACGGGGACGGTGGCCGTTACTGTGCCGGTGGCCCCGTCGATGACCGACACCGTGCCAGCGTCTCTGTTGGCCACGTAGACAGTGCGGGCAGCGGGATCCACCGCCACCCCGGTCGGGTAGCGGCCCACCGGGATGGTGCGGGTCACGGTGCCGGTGGCCGCATCGATCACCGACACTGTGTTATCGCCGGAGTTGGCCACGTATACGGTGCCGGCCGCGGAATCCACCGCCACCCCGTACGGGAATGAGCCCACCGGGATGACACGGGTCACGGTGCCGGTGGCCGCATCGATCACCCACACCGTGCCAGCGAAATAGTCGGCCGCGTAGACGGCGCCGGCCGCGGGATCCACCGCCACCGCCACCGGGCCGCCGCCCACGCGGATGGTGCCGGTCACGGTGCCGGTGGCCGCATCGATCACCGACACCCCGCCTCCGAAGTTGGCCACATAGACAGTGCGGGTGACGGGATCCACCGCCACCCCCATCGGGTCGGAGCCCACGGGGATGGTGCCGGTCACGGTGCCGGTAGCCGCATCGATCACCGATACCGTGCCATCGCTTTCGTTGGCCACGTAGAGGGTACGGGCCGCGGGATCCACCGCCAGCGCATCCGAGCCATGGCCCACGGGGATCGTGCCGGTCACGGTGCCGGTGGCCGCATCGATCACCGACACCGTGCTATCGCTGGGATCGCTGTGGCCATCGCCTAGGTTGGCCACGTAGACGGTGCGGGCAGCGGAATCCACCGCCACCCCGGACGGTCCGTCACCCACGGGGATGGTGCGGGTCACCCGGTAACGAACCACCGCCGGAGCATGCGCCGCCGTCACCAGCGGCATCCCCCCCACCACCACCGCCACCACAACAGCGCACCACCCACGCGCGCGCAACCACCCACCCAGCCCAGTGGCACCGCGAACGCCCCCCCGTGCACGCATAACCTCTCCCCCTGGTCCCCTTGGCCCTCGTCCCGGCGGAAACGGCCAGGCCCCGCCCGCACACCATCCTCCACTCAAGCAATCAGATATTACTTTACGTAATCAGACGACCCCCCCACCCCAGCCGCCGGACACCAAGCCCTTCCACCCGGGCGGCACCCATCCAGATGACCACCGGACCTCACCGCTGATCACATAGACGGGCTGATCACCGACACCGAGTTACTGAGCAAGTTGGTCACGTAGACCGTGTGGGTACAGGGATCCACCGCCACCCCGTCCGGCAATGAGCCCACCGGGATGGTCCCGGTCACGGTGCCGGTGGCCGCATCGATCACCGACACGGCGTGATCGCCGGCGACGGCCACGTAGACGGCGCGGGCGGCGGAATCCACCGCCACCGCCTCCGGGTCAGGGCCCACGAGGATGGTGCGGGTCACCGTGCCGGTAGCCGCATCGATCACCGACACCGTGCCATCGCTGGAGTTGGGCACGTAGACGGTGCGGGCCGCGGAATCCACTGCCACCGCGGCCGGGAAGTGGCCCACGAGGATGGTGCGGGTCACGGTGCCGGTAGCCGCATCGATCACCGACACCGTGCCATCGCTCAGGCCGGCGTCGTCGTGGGCCACGTAGATGGTGCGGGCCACGGGGTCCACTGCCACCGCGGCCGGGCTGCCGCCCACGGGGATGGTGCGGGTCACGGTGCCGGTAGCCGCATCGATCACCGACACCGTGCCGTCGGTGTTGGCCACGTAGACGGTGCGGGCCGCGGGATCCACCGCCACCGCCACTGGGTCGGAGCCCACGGGGATTGTGCGGGTCACGGTGCCGGTGGCCTCATCGATCACCGATACCGTGCCAGCCAAATAGTTGGCCACGTAGACGTTGCTGGCAACGGGATCCACCGCCACGCTCATCGAGTCGATGCCCACGCGGATGGTGCGGGTCACGGTGCCGGTAGCCGCATCGATCACCGACACCGTGCCATCGCTCCAGCTATCGCCGTCGTTGGCCACGTAGACGGCGCGGGCTGCGGGATCCACCGCCACCCCCCGCGGGTATGAGCCCACGGGGATGGTGCGGGTCACCCGGTAACGAACCGCCGCCGGAGCATGCGCCGCCGTCACCAGCGGCATCCCCACCACCACCGCCACCAGGCCGGCGCACCATCCGCGCGCGGACAACCACCCACCCAGCCCAGCAGCACCGCGAACGCCTCCCCGCACACGCATAACCTCTCCCCCCATGGGCCATGGCCCCTCGTCCCGGCGGAAATGGCCAGGCCCCGCCCACACACCATCCCACTCAAAGCAACCAGATATTACTTTACGTAATCGAAACGTGGGAACCGCATTCGCGCCCCCTTGAACCCCGGGGGTGAGCACCGGTGACACCTCCGCTACCCCTCGATAACGACGACGAGCTGGTGACTGCCGCGTGGATCGCCACCATCCCCGGTTTCACTGCGGAGATGACCGGCGCGCAGCTGCCGCCCGACACCGACGAGCACGGCAAACCAGCGGCGTGGCTCCGGACGGGGTTCGTGACCGTCGCCTCGGTGGGCGGCACGCCGGACGACATGCTGCCGGTCAACCGGCCTGTGATGGAAGTGAAGTGCTGGGCCGCGGTGCCCGGAAGCGACGACCCGCCCTGGCTGATGGCCCGCGCGCTCGCGTCCGCGATCCAGCGGGCCGTCTGGCAGCGGAAGGGCGTCAACCGGCTGCTGACCATCAACGTCAACGGCCGCGCTTATCCGCCTGCAGTCGTGCAGGGCGCCTACATGGCGCAGACGTTCCGCCGTATCTACGCCGACCCCGGCGACTATGCCTGCTACCAGGCCGACATGGGCCTGACCTGGATCACCGTGGGCGACCGCATCCCGTAGCACGAAGGAGGACAGGAATGCCGCAGGCAGAAGCCACACCTGGTGCCGCACCTGGCCGCGTGAAGGTCCGCGTCACCATGTTCCGCGACCCGATCGAGGTCGATCCCCGCGAAGTCTCCGCCTTGCGCCGACAGGGCCTCCTCGCCGGCGACGAGAACAACCCTGGCCACGCCCCGGCCACCGCGGCGGCCGCCGCGAAGCCGGGCGACAAGGGCGCGGGCGCGCCCGGAAAGGACACGCCATGAGCCTGCTCACCTTGCAGCCCACGATCCTCGCGCCGGGCGGCGCGAACCCGTCCAGCCTCACCGCGGCGCTCGCGGCCGGGGCCCTCGGTGCGAACACGGGAGTCCTGTTCGAGAACACCCTCCACGACCTCGTAGTCGTCCAGGTCGGGACGACCGCGACCGTGATCACGAGCCAGATCGGCACGGAAATCGAGGGCCAGTCCCCGCCTGGTGTCCCGTCCGGGACGCTCGCCGCGAACGGCCTGTACATCTTCGGCCTGTACCCGTCCGACTACGACAGGCAGGACGGCACCCTCGACGTCGAGCTGGACTTTTCCGTCTCGACCGGCGTGTCCGTCGCCGTCCTGCGACCCCACGGCGTCGCCTGACCTGCCGCTACCGCACCAGACCTCAGCCCGCCGCCGTGCGGGCTTTTTTCATGCCCGCACCCCGGCTCTGAAGGTGATCCAGCATGGCAGTTGACGCCACCAACCTTGTCCTCGGTCCCTGTGACATGTACCTCGCGCTGCTCGGCGCGACCGAACCGCCTGACAGCGCGGTCACCCCGGACGGCGACACCAACCCGCCCGGCGCACCGTGGGTCGACGTCGGCGGCACCGATGGCGGTGTGACGTTCGAGATCGACACCACGTACACCGATCTCACCGTGGACCAGGTGCTCATGGGTGTCGGCGCCCGCGCGACCGAAGTCAAGATGAGCGTGACCGCGAAACTCGCCGAGATCACGCTCCAGAACATCGCCTCGGCGCTGAACAACATCGCGCAGCCCGTCGCCGGAACCGGGTACTCGACCCTCGACATTCCGGTCGGGAAGGCCTCCACGCAGCCGAAGTACATGGCCATCCTCATCGATGGCTGGGCTCCCATGCTCGAGACGGGGGAACCGGCGCTCCGCCGGATCATCGTCCGGAAGGTCCTGTCGACCGCCAAGGTCGGGCTCGCCTACGACAAGAAGACCCAGCAGGCGATCGACACCACGTGGAACGTCTACTACGTCTCCGACACCATCAACCCCGTTCACATCGTCGACCAGGAGCAGTGATGGCGGCCAGGGCTGTAGCAGGTAAAACCACACCCCGTGGCCGTACCCCGGGCGGCCGGGCCAGTGCACCAGCGCGGATGGTCAGGCGGGACGAGCCGTCAGCGACCCCGGCGTCGATCCCGGTCCTTCGCCTGTCCAGCGACGATGTTGAGACGCCGGTCTGGGAGCCGCTGTTTTACATCGACGACGACGAGTATTGCGTGTGGGCGAACCCGCCGCAGAGCGTCGGTGTCGAAGCGCTGGCCATCCTCGCGGACGGCAAGCCGTACGCGGAGCACCGGGCGAACCGGTGGCTGCTGGACACCATGCTCGGTGAGGACGGCCACGCGGCGCTCCGTGCCTATCAGGGCCTCAAAACCGCCCAGTACAACCACGTGCTGAAGGTGTGCACGGACCTGGCGTTCGGGGCGATGGAGGACCCAAAAACCCCCTCTGGCCGCGGCTAGGGCAACTGCTGTGGGTCCTCGACCATCTCGATGACCTGGCGTCCGACTTCTCGGTGCTCCACCACATCCGGGACATCACGGTCATGCGGGGGCCGGTGTTCTTCCGGCTCGCCTGGCGGCTGCCCGCCTACCAGGGCGCGGTCCGGGCGGCGCTCATGGCGCAGCAGCAAGCCGAGGAGAACCCCGGGCAAGAGGGCCAGTGGCCACACGCGGCTGGGGGACTGGGGGACCGCACAGCGTCCCCGTCCGCGGCGCGGCGGGTGGTGCCCGCCACCCGTGGCGCGCTGTCCCTGGACGGCGCGTTCAAAGGGATCTTCACGTTCGGTAATGCCGGCAAACCCGAAGGCGGAAGCGGGTGAGCTGGCATGGCCGAAGGATTCCGGATTGCCACGGCGTATGTGCAGGTCAGCCCGGACACGGACGGCTTCAAAGAGGAGCTGGAGGAAAAGCTCGAAGAGGCCACTGCCGGGGTTGAGGCCAAGGTCAAGATCGGCGCCGACACCGACGATCTGGACGCCAAGGTCAGCGAGGCCAAGGGCAAGGTCGACGACCTCAGCGGGAAGACCGCCCGGCCTCGCGCGGACCTGGACGACGCGGACCTGACCGGGAAGGTCGACGACGCCAAGGCCAAGCTCGATGACCTCGATTCCAAGACCGCCCGCCCCCGCGCCGATCTCGATGACGGCGATCTCAGGACTAAGGCCGACGACGCTAACGCCAAGCTCGACGACCTTGATTCCAGGTCAGCGCGGCCTCGCCTGGACCTGGAAGACGCCGATTTCGACGCCAAGATGGACGCGGCAGAGGCCCGTCTCGCGGCGTTCAACAGCCAGTCGGCCAGCGCCAATCTAGGCGGATCCGGCGGCGGCTCTGGCGGTGGGGGCGGGGCCGGCGAAGGCGGCGGCGGTGAGGGCGGCAGTCTCCTCGGCCTGGCCGCGATCGGCGGCGGAATGCTCATGCCGGGCCTGGCCGGTGCAGCGACCGGTATGGGCCTCCTCGCCGGGGTCGGCGGTCTCGCGTTCGGCGGCATCGGGAAGGCCCTGTCCGCGGCGCACCAGGCCAGCGAGAACGTCGGCCTGACCGGCGCCCAGATGGCGTCCACGCAGTTCAGTAATTCGGTCGCGGTCCAGCAGGCGCAGCAGTCGATCGGTGTCGCGCACGAGCAGGCCGCCCAGGACGCGATCACGTCGGCGCAGTCGATCGAGCAGGCCGAGATGAATTTGGCCAGCGTCGAACGGAACGCGGCAGCATCGCAGGTCCAGGCGCTCCAGTCCGTCACCCAGGCTCAGCAGGGCGTCCAGCAGGCCAACTACGGGCTCAGCGAAGCCCAGTACAACCTGACTCAGGCGTGGGTCACGGCCCGGGAAACGATCGTCCAGCTGAACGACCAGCTCGCCGACTCCAACATCAGTGTCCAGGCCGCGCAGCTGGCGATACAGCAGGCGACCTACAACCAGATGCTCGTCGATCAGAACGCTTATTCGACGAGCATCAACCGGGCGCAGGCGGCGCTCGCGATCGTGCAGGCGCAGCAGCAGCTCAAGGACGCCCAGGATCAGGCAACCGACGCGCAGACCGCCGCGAACCTGGCCAACAAGCAAGGCGTCGCCGGCAGCCAGGAAGTCATCCAGGCCAAGCAGGCTGTGACCGCCGCGCAGTACGCCCAGACCGACTCCCAGATGCAGTACGCGGACGCGCAACGGAACCTGACCAACACCGAGCTGAACAACGCGGCGCAGGTCAAAGAAGCGCAAATGCAGGTGTCGGCGGCCCAGGAGCAGGCCGCCTACACGCAGATGCGGGACGCGCAGAACGTCTCGATCGCGCAGCTCAACCTGACGAACACGCTGAAGGAGCAGCAGCTTCAGTGGGCGGCCACCCTGTCGACCAGCAACCAGGCCGCTAACGAGTTCCAGAAGTACATGGGCCGGCTGACCCCGGCCGGCCGGGCGTTCGTTAACCAGATCCTCGGCATGAAGGGCGCGTTCCGGGCCCTCGAAGACGCCGCACAGACCGCGGTCCTGCCCGGGTTCACGGTCTGGCTAGACGGCATCGCCAAGCTGCTGCCCACCGTCGACCAGGGCGTATCCCGCATGGGTAACGCCATGAGCAGCGCCTTCGGGGCATTCGGCAAGCAAATGCAGACCCCCGCGTTCGCGCACGTCCTCGACGGGCTGATCAGCAACGGGATCCAGTTCGCCAACATCGTCCTGCCCGCGTTCGCACAGTTCATCCAAGAGCTAGCCCGGATCGGGTCGGCGCCGGGCGCGGTAACCGGGCTGGCTAACCTCCTGGCCGGGTTCGCACACGGGCTCACCGGTCTCGCGGCCGGGCTCGCCCCGTACACGAAGCAAATCAACCAGTTCCTCACCGCCGCCGGGCACGTCATCGCCGCAATCGGGCCGCCCCTGGGCCGCATGATCGGCCTGATAGCCCAGGTGCTCACGCCGCTGACCCACATCCTGAGCGCCCACCCGAACGGCGCGCTCGCCAAGGCCATCGGTGACGTTCTGGCCGGCCTGATCGCGATCAAGGGGCTCCAGAAGGTTCTCCCGGACTTCATCGCCAAGCCGCTAGCCGAGCTGGCCAAGACGGGGGCCGGGAAGCTGCTATCGCCCTTCACGGCCGCGGGGAAGGCCCTGCCGGGCGTGGTGAAGGAGACATTCGGGCCGGCCCTGTCCAGCGCCGGGCAGGCAATCTCCGGGTTCGCTTCCAGCGCGGCCGGGACCATCGCCGGTTTCGGTTCCAAATTCGGCTCGACCATGGCCAACGCCGGATCTTCAGTGGGCGCGTTCGTCGTCGACTATGCGTTCCGGATCCGGGACGCCATGATCGCGACCGGCGCATGGATCGCGGAGCATGCCGTAGCCACCGCCGCGTTCATCGCGCAGAACATCGCCGAGGCCGCATCGGCGACGGCCGCGTTCGTCGCGGAAAACCTGGCGACTCTCGGCATCGCCGCCGGCATCGCCCTGCTGGTGGCCGGGATCGTGCTCTTGGCGACCCACTGGAAGCAGGTCTTCACCGACGTCAAGAACTGGACCCTCGATGTCTGGCACAACGTGCTGGACCCGTTTTTCCAGACGGTAGGGACGCTGGCGCTCGATTTTTACCGCGAGCAGATTTACCCGATGTGGCAGGGGATCGACACCGCATTCCACGCTATCGCGACCGTTGTGACGTGGCTGTGGGACGACGTGCTCGCCCCGTGGATCTCAGACACCCGGGAAGGCTTTACACAGCTGGTCAGCGACCTGGGCCGTATCTGGGGCGGGATGGAATCCGTCTTCAAAACGCCGGTGAATTTTTTGATCTCGACCGTTTATGACGACGGGATCCTGAAGCTCTGGAATGACGTTGTTGGCGCGATCGGGCTCGGGTCGCTGAAACTGCCGAAGATTAGCCCGCTCGCGGCTGGTGGCGTCATCCCCGGCTATTCGCCGGGCCACGACACGGTACCGGCGATGCTGTCACCCGGTGAAAGTGTCCTGACCCCGCAGGCCACGAAGGCGATCGGGCCCGGCACGGTCCACGCCCTGAACAAGCAGTACCCGCCGAACAGCTCGACGGGCAGTCAGGGCAGTTCGCCGGGGAGCCAGGGCAGCAGCGGCGGTCATCTCGGGAAGATGGTCACCCGCGAGGTCCGCCGGCATGCGATGCGGCTGGGGGAGCACGCGGCCGGGTTTTCCGGCGGTGGTGTCCTCGGCGACATCGGCAGCGCGGTTACCGGCCTCGGGCACGCGATCATGTCCGGCGCCAAGTTCACGGCCGAGTTCGCCACCGACCCGGCCAAGGCGGTATCTGACCTGCTGTCCGGTGCGGTCGGGACGAACGCCACCGGGGATCTGGGCAAGGTCATGACCGGTATCCCAGCGGCCATGGTCAAGGACATCGGCCACGCCGTGATGAACGCGATCGGCGGCGGGACAGGGAAGTTGCCGGGAGGTGGCTCCAGCGCGGTTGGTGGTCTTCCGGAGAACTGGAAGACGATCGCGAGCTACCTCGCCGCGAACGGGTTCACGAAGTTCGCCGCGGCGGGCGTCGCGGGGAACATCGACGCCGAGTCGAGCGGCAACCCGGAACAGCTGGAGATCGGCGGTGGCGGCGGTGGCGGCCTGATCCAGTGGACGCCTTACCCGCCCGGCTACATCACGGGAGACGTGCAGGCGGACCTGATGACGCAGTTGCAGGCGATCCTGTCGTGGGGCGGCGGCCCGTCGCTGGTGAACCGGGCGACGTCCCCGTCGAATGCGGCGCTGCTGTACCAGGACTATTACGAGAAGCCGGCGAACCTGTCGGCGACGCTGCCTCAGCGCATGTCTTCCGCGAACGCGGTCTACCGGGCGATGGGCTGGGGGTCGTTCGACTCGGGCGGCTGGCTGATGCCAGGGATGGGGCCGGTCAACCAGCTCACCCAGCCCGAGGCGGTTCTGACACCGCAGCAGTCGCAAGCGCTGATCGAGCTTGCCAGCAGCGCACGCCGGGGAGGTGACGGCGCGACCGCGCAACCGCAGGTCGTGCAGAACTTCATCGGGACGCAGCTGCCGACCCCGGAGCAGCAGGCGCAGATGCGACGTGACCTGGCCATGTCGCTCAGCGGTGTGTGACCGGTCCCTCTCCCTCTTTCCGCGCATACGGGAGGTGGTGACCGGTGACAACTGTCGCTGCCGGTAACCCGGTGACGCTGTACCTCGATTTCTTCAACGAAGAGAACGGGGTCCTGACCGATCCGGATGCGGTGCAGCTGGACATCACCTACGGCCAGCAGGTCGGGCTAGCCCCGGACATCGCGGGCCCGATCCTCTACCAAGGCGCGGCCACAGCGACCCCGGGGCAGGTGTGGCGGATCGCCGAAGGCCAGTACGCATTCATCTGGCCGGTGCCGTACGACGCATCCCAGGGCGTCTATGTGGCCAACTGGAGTGTCGTGTTCGACGGCGACACGTTCCTGGCGGTCGAGAACTTCACCGTCCAGGGCGGTTACACACCGCAGGTGCCTGCCGGGGACGTCGGCTACTGGACTGGCAGCCTCGCCTACACGCCTTCGGCGGGCACCCCGGCCCAGCCGGTCACCATCGATTTCGGGGCTGTCGACGGCAACGGCATCTGCTGGCTGTGGCAGAAGCTGGAGGGCTGGGACGGGCCGGACGTGCAAGGCGCTGGGGTGCTCGCGAAATCCGGTGACCACGGCGGCTGGCCGAGCCCGCAGTATTACGCGGCGCGCACTTTGACGTGGACGATTACTGCGTCGGCGCCGACCCAGGCGCTCCGGGACCTGGCCCGCGCCATTTTGCAGGCCGCGGTGCCGGTCAGTGACCTGGCGGTGCTCACCTACAACGAGCCGGTCCCGAAACAGATCCAGGTCAGGCGGTCCGGGAAGGTCACCGAAAGCTGCCCGACCCTCGCGGACGTGACCTTCACTGTTGGCCTGGTCGCCCCGGACCCCCGGAAATACAGCGTCCAGCAGCAGACATTGCCGGTCACCGCGCCCAGCGTCACACCAGTCGGTATCACCGTGCCGTTCACCGTGCCGTTCACCCTGCCGGCGCAGCAGGTCGGCGGCAGCGCCGTGGCCACCAACGGCGGCAGCTTCGAGACCAGGCCGGTTATCACGATCACCGGGCCGGTCACGTCCCCGTCGCTGACGAACGTCACCACCGGCCAGACCGTCTCGTGGACAGGCCTGGTGGTCCCCGTCGGCGGGATCCTGGTCGCCGACTTCAGCGTCCAGCAAGCCCAGTTGTCGCTGACCGGCACGAACCCGTCGTACCGGCCAGCGGACCCGTTCTCGTCCTGGTGGACGCTCCCGCCCGGCCCTTCAACGATCCAGCTCGGCGGCAACGCCGACCCGGGCGCTTCCGCTCAAATCGCCTGGCAGGACGCCTGGATATGACCCGTGCGGTCGCCGACCGCACGGCGCGCTGCCTCACGCAATCCCGATTGAATGGAGGTGGCGCGGGTGACCATGCCCAGCATCAACCTCGGTTTCTGCTTGTGGCTGGACGGTGAAACGTTCAACGCCCTGCTCGGCCGCACGTTCGGCATCGGCCCAACCTGGCTCAACAGCGGCCCACCCAACCAGGTCCACCAAGGCGTCATCCCTGGATCGGGTGAGCTGGCCGTCACACCTGGCGCCGGGATGACCGTGAACGTGGCGGCCGGGAACTGCCTGATCGCCAACAGTTCCGGATCCACGCAAGGCGGCTATCTCGTCGCGATGATGACCAGCGGCACACTGCCGGTCGCTGCGGCGGACCCGTCCAACCCGCGGATCGACCTGGTGTGCGCGACCGTCGTCGACAACGGCAACAACACTTCGTTCGCGGAAGTCCAGATCCTCACCGGCACGGCCGCACCCAACCCGTCCGCGCCTGGGCTGCCCGCGAACTCGCTGTCCCTGTACGAGGTCACGGTCCCGGCTGGTTCGGCGACGATCACGGCCGGGAACATCGCGTCGCTGGTGAACTTGACGGTCACCGCAGGCGGCATCCTGCCGACCTACGGGCTTACCGGCGGGGGTGTCCCGGCCGGTTACCCCGGCGCCTACATCCATGACCGGCAATCCGGCCGCCTGGCGCACAACACCCCGTCCGGTGTGCAGCAGCCGCATCTGCTTCCGTTCGCGCCGGTCACCGCCGCGAAAACCAGCGGCCAGAACATCCTGATCAGCGGTGAGGCCACAGTCCTGTCCGAGACCGTGACGACGGACGGCCAAACGGACCTGGAGATCACGATCACCTGGTCCGGGATCGACAGCGCGGACGGTGAAGGTGTCGAGTCGCGGATCCAGATGCAGATTTACATCGACTCGACGCTGGCCTACCAGGCGTGGATCGACTGCCCGAACGGGGACGGCAACACCCGCTCGGGCGGGTCGATCTTCTACTGCACGGGCGGCCCGCTCGGCAACACACCCAGTGCGGGCGAGCACACGATCGCATGGAAAGCCCTGGCGTCCGCGTTCAACGGCAACATTTTCGCGTCGTCGATCTCGCCGATGATCCTGCGGATCAGGCCCGTCTGCCAATGAGCACCGCCTACAAGTACCTTTCGACGGATCTGATCACCGGGGAAGTGCTTTCCGATGCGATCCCGCTGACCGTCCAATCGTGTTCGATGCAGCTCAACGGGTCCGGGAGCCTGTCCGGCACCCTGAACCTGCAAGAGCTGTACCCGCTGAACGGGCCGTTCGTCGCGGCGCTGGAATGCCGCCGCGCGGTCCTGTGGGTACTCGCGGACGACTACCCCGTCTGGAATGGGGTGGTGTGGGATTGGCCGGACATGACCCGCGCCCAGGGGAACCTTTCGATCTCCGCGCAAACCATCGACTCGGTGTTCTCCCACCGGCTGATCACCGACACTCTCGAATACGCCCAAATCGACCTGTTCACCGTGTTCCTCGACCTCGTGAACTACGGGCAAACCAAGCAGTCCAGCTACATCGAGACCGGTGTGTCGCCGCCAGCGACCCGGCCGGCCGCCTACCTCGCATACGTGGCGTCCAACGGCGGCATCGCGGGCCTGGTCTCGCCGCAGAACGTGACGGCCGGGGTGCCGTGGACCGCCTCCTACACCTACAGCGATTTGACGCAGGTCACGGATGCCTGGTCGGACATGTGCTCGTCGGGGAACTTCGAGTACGTCTTCCAGCCGGGCTTGGATGAGAACGGGAACCTGGCGACATTCGTGCGGCTCGGCTATCAGCAGTTGGGCCGGACACTTGGCGAGGCTGGGTTCTCGCTGGTCTATCCCGGCAATGCGATCGACTACGGGTATCAGCGCACCGGCAGCCAGGGCGCCAACTACATCTGGGCGACCGCGCCGCCGAACGGCGCGGAACTCCAATGGCAGTCCCAATGGCCGCACGGCGCTGACGTCGCTGACCTGGACGCCGGGTATCCGCTGATGGAATCGACGATCAGCTGGGACGGCTCCTATGTGACCAGCCAGGCGCAGGTGGATTCGTTCGCGGACGGCGAGCTGGCGATCTACACCGAAGGGATGACGATCCCGACGATCAACGTCGGCGGCGGCAACTACCCATCGGTCAAGGACATCGTGCTCGGGGACGCCTGCGATTTCGTGGCCACCTCCCCGTTGCATCCCCCCAAAACCAGCGGCGGCACCGTCCTGCCGGGCTTGCAGGTGCCGGTGCGGATCACCGGGTGGACGCTGTACCCGCCCGGCCCGCAGCAGTCCGAATACATCCAGTTGCAGACCTCCAGCGTCGACGTCAGCAGCTAGGGGGTGCCGGGGTGACGCAGCATGCGCCCACGCTCCAGCAACGTTTCGCGGCCTCGATGGCCAGCCTGCAACGGGATGTCCGCAAACTCCAGACCCGCACCGCGGGCATCGATTCAGGGTTCCCGCTGGCCGCGCTGCCCGCCCAGGTCGACCCGGCCTACACCGGCACCGGTGACCCGAACGTGCTGATCAACGGTTCGGCCGCGCTGTCCGGCCCATGCCAGCACCTCGCCTCCTACACGCCGGCGGCCGGGGACCAGGTGCTTGTCATCCCGGTCGGGGTCAGCAAGACGTACGTGATCCTCGGGAAGCTGACGTGACCCGCGTGGCCGGGGGGAGGGGGCCGGTTTGAGCGCGAGCGGGTACGGCGCGGTCAACAAGGTGAACAAGACCGGCGACACCATGACCGGGCCGCTCGACGGCACCTCAATCGTCACCGCGGTCGTCACCCTGGTCTACGCGGCAACGCTGGCCATCGACGTGTCACTAGGTGGCCATTTCCGGGTCGAACTCACCGGCAACACGGCTGTAGCCGCCCCGGCCAGCCCCAGCGACGGGCAGAAGATCACCTTCGAGCTGGTGCAGGATTCGGCCGGCGGCCGGACGGTCACATGGGCTGCGGTGTTCGACTTCGGGAGCACCAGCGGCGTCAGCAACACACCGCCCGTGCTCACCACGTCGCCGAACAGGCGGGACCTCATCGGGTTCGTTTACTCCGCCGATCTCGGCAAATGGATGTACGCCGGCATGACGTCCGGCTTCTGACCCGCCTCCCTTTCATCCCCTAGTTCAGCCGCCGCGCGCCGCGCGGGCGGCTGTTTCGCCATGCCCGGAATCAGCCCCGATGGGAGCCCTTTCGATGCCCGACGACCCCCAGCCGGCCCCCGGCGAAACGCCCGGCGAGGACACCGCCGCCGCGCCCCCCGTGATCACCGCATCCGGCGGGCTCCGCCTGCCGCTGCCTCCCCGAAAGGACGGCAAGTAGATGTCTTCGCTCTGGTACGACGCCACCACCGAGGCGGCTGTCAACGCGGTCACGGCGCTGCTGAACGGCAGCTCGCCCTTCGGCCGGATCGAGATTTATTCGGGTACGCAGCCGGCGCTGAACGGCTCGCTGACCGGCAGCGGTCAGGTACTGCTGGCGACGCTGGCGTTCTCGGCGACCGCGTTCGCCGCCGCCACCGCCGCTAGCGGGACGGTGACCGCGACCGCGACCACGATCACGTCGGGGACCGCCGCAGCGACCGGCACCGCCGGGTGGTTCGCGCTGGTCACCTCGGGGGGGACGACGGTCGCGACCGGGACCGTGGGCACGTCCGGCGCGGACCTCAACCTGTCGTCCCTGTCGATCACCTCCGGCGCGACCGTGTCCTGCTCGGCGTTCGCAATCACCATGTCCGAGACCGGCAGCTGACCGGCGGCACAGAGAGGCAGAGGCCATGTCGCTGACGGTCACCGCCGCCCAATCCGGTACGGGTGCTTTCGATGGGATGGCCCTTACCGTCCGAGTGGTCACGGGGCAGGCGGCCAGCCCGATCGGTGCGACCGCCTCATCCGGCACGGTCACCGCACCGGAACTGCCGATCACCCCCGCCGCCACCGGCAGCTACGTCTACGGCGCGGTTTACAACGCGAACGTGTCCACCGCGTTCACCGCGGCGACCGGCACGACGTTCTCCCAGAACACGAGCGACACCGGCGACGGGGTGGCCTACGGGACGTTCCGCCTCACCGCCACGACCACGTCCGGCGCACCGGTCTCGGTCGGCGCTACCGCGCCGGCCGAGACGGCTGGCCTCCTGAGTATCGCCCTGCTGGAGATCAAGGCCGGGACCGGACTCGCTGAGGACTCCTCCAGTCCGGCCGCGGTCGATACCACCACGGCTGAGACGCTCACCACGGCCAGCTTCAGCCCGCCCGCGGGGAGCATCCTGGTCGCGCAGGTGGTCGCGAACTGCACGGGGGACGGCACGAACTCGATGGCCGTCACGGTCAGCGACTCATCGGGCCTGACGTGGACCAAGCAGGCCTCCGATACCCAGACCGTTGGCTCAGCGACCTACGAGGTCGTGTCCATATGGACGGCTGTGGTGCCATCTACCGAGCTGACGCCCCCGGTTTTCGTTGCCGCCTACTCGCCCAGCCCGGATTGGGTGTCGGCCGCGAGCCCGAAGACGCAGACGGTCCCGCTCCCCGCCGGGGACGTGCTGGTGGTGCTCGGCGGCACCCAGAGCTCCACGACGACGCTGGGTATCCCGGCGGGCGGCCCGGCGGGGCTCGGCCTGGACAAGTCGTCGGCGGTGTCCGGGTTCTGCGCGGGGTACGTGTGGTCGGCGGTGGCCAGCGCGCTGCAAGTGACCACGGCGAGCCTTCCGGCCGCGACGGCGGGCACCGCGTACTCCTCGACGCTTACGGCCACGGGCGGCTCGGATACCGGCTTCACCTGGACGGTATCGGCTGGCGCGCTGCCGGTCTGGGCAGCGCTGAACAGCTCCACGGGAGTTATCTCAGGCACGCCAACAAGCGGCGAGACCGGCAGCAGCAGCTTCACGGCCGAAGTCACCGACTCTGCCGGTAACACCGCCACCGCGTCCCTGTCTCTCACCGTGGACGCCGCCGCCGGCACGCAGCCGAACGGCCCCTCGGGCTCCTGGACCCTCGCGTGGAACGATGAGTTCAACGACGCCACCGGCATGTCGGGTAACACGAACGGGCTGAGCGCGCAGAAGTGGAACGTCGGGTGGTTCTACGGCCCGTCCTCTCCCGGTGGCACCGGCTACACCGGCACGTCGTTCACCGACTCCAGCGGCGCGGGCGCGATCGAGTTCTACGGCAAGGGCGCGCTGGCGTTCCCTGCTGGCGGCGGCATGACGATGAGCTGCTACGCATCCGGCGACGGCCCGGATGGTGCGAGCTACAACTCAGGTGGCCACACGTCCACGTCAGAGTCCGGCGGCGTCAACACCGCTGGCATCATGAACATCACCCCGAACACCAGCTACAGCGTGCCGTCGGACATCGCGAGCACGGTCATCCAGGCCGCGAGCATCGTGGTCGAGATGAAGGCCCGGATGCCCGGCCCGAGCGCGGCGGCCGCTGGCTACTGGGCGTTCGTGGGCTTCTACAACGCCGGTAACAGCGACGTCCCCGACTACCCCGACAGTGGCTACTACGAAGAGATCGACGCCTGGGAGCAGCTTGGCAACGACTGTACCGGTGCGTCGTACGAGTTCCACCTGCACGAAGCGTCGACCTACAACGGATCGTCGTCCGCGCCGACGTCTCTCCAGACCACCGACCTGAGCCTGGCGTACCACACGTACACGATCGAATTCACCTATTCGACGATGACGATGTGGATCGATGGCGTCGAGGTCACCGACAACTCCCCGACCGCCGCTGAATGCGAAGCCCAGTGGGCCACTCCGCAGTACCTCAACATTCTGTTCCAGATTCTCGCGGGATACGAGCCTACCGGCAGCGGCGGCGCGACCCCGTGGATGATCGACTACGTCCGCGTCTGGACACAGGCATGACCGGCTACGCGCTGTCGGAGTCCAGCAGCGGCACTGGCCTATGGGGTGACATCGCCCTGGCGTTCTCCGGGTCGCCCGGGACCGGGGCTTCGGCGTCGGCTACCGGATCTGGCGCGCCGTCGCTGACCATCACCACCACCCAGAACCATTCAGCGATTGCCGTCCTGGTCCTGGACGCCGACGCCAATAACGGCAGCTCGCGGGCCTGGCTGACGGTCAACGGGGTCACGCCCAGCGCCGGCAATGGGTACGAGCAGGTGTACTCCTACAGCGCGTCGGAATACGCCGCCTACGTCGCCTATTACCCCGACGCTGGGGCGGCCGGGGCGCAGACGGTCGGCTTGTCCGCCCCGTCGATGCAGTACACGATCCTCGCCGTCGAGGTCCTCGGCGGCACCGAAGCCGCGGGCGCGGTCACTTCCACCGGCTCGGCGGCCCTGGCCGCGCTGAGCGCGTCCGGTGCGGGCGGCCCCGTCGTCCCGGTCACTTCCACCGGCTCGGCGGCCCTGGCCGCACTGGCCGCGTCCGGTGGCGTGATCCCGCCGCAGATGGAAGTGTTCGCGGACATCCCGGCCGGGGTGGTGACCTCCGGCGGGACCGATGCGCCGCCCGCGGGCACTGTGGAAACGTGGACGGTGTTCGTGTCGGTGCCGTTCGCTGCCGCATCGCCCAGCGGCACCCCGCAGACGTTCTTCTACGCTGCGGATCCGGTCGCCCCGTCCGAGATATTCCTCATCACCGCCTGCCCAGGCGGGACCGGTTCCCAGACGTGGACGGTGACCCGCGGCGCGGACGGCGCGGCACCGGTCGCTCACGGGGCCGGATTCACCGTCGTACAGGTGGTCTCACGGGCGTCGCTGAAGGCGTTGCAGGCGGTCCGGGGGACCACGGTCTTGTCCGGGGGGACAGCGACCGTCACCTGCTCCACGATCACCGCCAACTCGCTGATCTACCTGACCAGCCAGGCAGACGGCGGCACCCCCGGATGGCTGCGGGTCTCGGCCCGTGTCCCAGGCGTGTCGTTCACCATCACCTCAAGCAATGGCGCCGACGCGAGCACGGTCGCCTACGCGATCGGCTGACCGGCACCGGGGGAGTGGGCCTGGCCCCGGGAAAGGAGCGGCAGCCAGCCCCGGCAGAGAGGTGATCACGCATGGCCATGACGGTCACCGCCACGCAGGGCGGCTCCGGCGATATGAACGGCATCGCCCTCGATGTCCGGGTCGTGACCGGGGCGGCGGCCACCCAGAACGGCAAGACAGGCAGCTCAGTCACCATCACCACACCGCAGTTGAGCATCACACCCAACGCCACCGGGTCATGGGTCTACGCCTCGATCTCGGCGTACGGCAGCAGCAGCACGTTCACCGCCAACGGTGCGACGACCTTGCGCGAGAACGTCAACCAGGCCGGTAACCCCACCACGTACGGCACCGGCCGCACGTCGGCGACGACGACTGGCGGCACTGCGGTCACCGTAGGCGCGAGCGCACCTACTGGTTTCAGCGCCGACGCGATCCAGTTGGTACTAGCCGAGATCCTGGTCGCGGCCGGGTCATCGCTGGCTGAGGACTCGTCGACTCCGGCCGTGGCTTACACCACCACAGCGGAAACGGTCACCACGGCGTCGTTCACGCCGCCGTCCGGCGCCCTCCTGGTCGCGATCGTCGCGCCGAACTCGTCCGGCGCGTCGGGCACCCAGACCATCACCGTCTCCGATTCCACAAGCCTGACCTGGACGAAACTGATCGCCATCAGTTCGTCCGGGGACTCGGCGAACGGCATCTGGATCGCCCGGGTGCCCACGACGTTCACCAGCACCGGCAGCGCGGGCCTCGCGGCGCTGGGCGTGTCCGGGACCGTCGCTGTCCCGTTCACCAGCAGCGGGACAGCCGGGCTGTCTACGGCCAGCCTGAATGGCACCGGCACGGTCACGAACACGGTCACCAGCTCGGGCAGCGCCGAGCTGGCCACGCCTGGCGCGGCCGGAACGGGCAACGTCCCGTTCACCAGCACCGGCACCACCGGCCCGCCCGCGGCGGTCATGTCCGCGACAGGGACGGTCGCGAACCCGGTCACCAGTTCAGGATCGGCGGCCCTGGCCGCGCCTGGCATGGCCGGGACAGCCAGCGAATCGGGGACGACCGGCGCCAGCGGCTCGGCCGCCCTGCCCAGCCTGGCCGCGTCCGGGACCGTCGCTGTCCCGTTCACCACCACCGGCACCATGGGCCTCGCAGCACCCGGCGTGGCCGGGACCGGAACGACTGGGCCCTACACCGCCACCGGCAGCGTCCAAGCCGGGACGCTCGGCATGGCCGGGACCGCCAGCATGCCGACCGGGCCGATCACCACGTCCGGCAGCGCCGGGCTGGCCACGCCCGGGATGGCCGGGACGGAAAACCCGCCAGTAGCCCCGGCATCGGTGTCGTTCACCGCCGTACCGGGCCTGGCGCAACCAGGCGCGTTCACGCCCGGACAGCCAGGCGGCACCAACATCACCGGTACCGGGTCGATCGGCCTGGCCGCACTCCAGTTGCGGAAGCCAACGGCGCAAGGAAGCGGCCCGCTTCTGGCGTTCCCGTTCTGATCCACGCCTCTACTTGACCTGCTGTTTTGTTCGCATCCCGGCCTGTGGGGGCGAAGCTCCCGCAGGAACCGCAGCTACCAGTGACCTACCAAGAGGGGAGGCCGAGGTTGGAAGACGACAACCACGACCGCCGCCACCTGGGCGACGAGCCGGTGATCGCCTATTCCGTGAAGGACATCCTCACGGAGATGCGGGCCGACATCACCAACAAGCTCGACCGTTTGTTCGACCTGCTCGCGCTGAAAGCCGACAAGGGCGACCTTGCGGCGTTGCAGCAGAAGGTCGACGCCCACGACTTGCACCTGGCCCAGATCCAGGGCGAACTTGACCGCGCGCATAACCACGTCGCCTGGCGCAGTGAATGGCGGCGGTGGCTGATCCCGACCATCCTGTCGGTGGCCATGATCGCGATCATGATCGCGAGCATGTTCCTGACCGGCGGGAACACGCCCGCCGGCTGACCGCCCGCACAATCCCCCGCCCGTAGCCGCTGCCCGCGGCCCATCCGCCACTCCACCAGAAAGGAGGGGTGGCGATGAGCCGTACCGGCATGCCACCTTCCACGCACACCGAGCAGGAAGACCATCCGTGGGAGATCGAGATCCCCGATCACCCGCCCCGCACCGACTCCCCGGAGTACAAGCAGTCCCGCGCGACGATGAACCGCATCGCCCGGGAAGTCCACGGCTTCTACTACGGGCCCCCGCCATACCAGGACCATCACGGCGGCGGCCTGTGGCTCCTCGACGACGACGGGTGGTTCCTGGCCCGCAACCTGGCGGGTATCGAGTGGGCTAGCCAGTTTTGCGCCGACCCCGCCCGGGTCGACGAGCTCCGGGTCAACGCCCGCCGGATCTACGCCGGCTTTCCGGACGCTGTCCGCGAGCTGGGCATCCGTGAACTGCTCGACACGCCCATCGTGGACGCGGCCGGTATCGCCCGGTGGACCGACTCGATCTGCAACGCCAGCGTGCCGCTCACAGCGGAACTCCATACGGGCGTCTTGCCGCACGGCGGCGGTGTCCACCACTACCCGGCCCCGATCACCGAAATCCAGACCTTTACTCGAGGCGACTTTCAGCTGTGGGTCACCGACCGGGACGGGCACGCTCACGCGGTCGTACCGGTCGCTCCACGCGGGTCAGGGGACCGGCGGGTGCATGTCCTGTGGTCGGCGCCCGGTTCGGCGCTGCACGCCGAGCACCGGATGGCGCTGGCGGCCGGGCGGCGGCTGGTGCTGCCCGAAGACGACGACCTGGCCCGGCAGGCGTTCGCCCGGCAGGACGCGGAGGACGGCCAGTGAAGCTCCGGGCGCTGATCAAGGGCCCGGCTGCGCGCCGCGCCGTGTTCGGCGGCAGCGACGGCATGATGTCGCTGCTCGGCGTCGTTGGCTACCTGCTGGTCACGCATCCGAAGCTGATCTTTCCGACCGCGCTGTCCGGGGCGATCTCCTCCGGGGTGAGCATGGCGGCCGGGGACTTCATGTCGGCCGACACCGACACCCGCCTGCCCGGCGCGGCAGTCATGTTCGGGGCCACCGTCATCGGCGGGGCCGCCCCTGCTGTTCCGTGGGCGTTCACCTCCGGCGCCGCGGCGCTGGCATGCGCCGCCGGCGTGTGCGTCGTCATCGCCGGGCTGGTCGCATTCCTCCGGGAAGCAGGCCCGGGTCAGCGGTGGGTGATCGTCGGGCAGACGTTCGCGATCCTCGCCGTCGTCCTGATCGTCACCATCGCGTGTGACCTGTGGATCGGGAGCACGGCGTAAGCCGCTGGCAGCCGCCTCAAGCAGGTCGCAGGGGTGCTGCTGAGGACGAACGGGCAAGCCGGCGTCGTACCGCCGAGCACCTATCACCGCATGCTGAGTACCGCTTGACGAGCGTCACCGGCACTAGGAAACGCTGAGCGCAGATCACGCACGTCAGCTCGGCAAGGGGAGTGCCTGGCGGTACGGACGGAGGAACGCGCTGGGGTAGTTCGGCCGGCTCACCCGAGCGGGGCACACCGGCACCGTACTTGGCCTCGCTCTCGCTCATCCGGAACGCGCGAAGCGCAGCGCGATGAGCCGCAGTGCGCTCGTAGCGTCCATGGCGCGGTGACTGCCGTCCTTTGCCGTACATGTCATAGAGGTTGTCGGACTGCGAGCCATCGAATAGGTGGGTTATGTCGCCGCACGGTGGATTGTCGCAGTGGTGCAGGATCTCGGCCCCTGGCGGGATCGGGCCGTGCTCGAAGGTCCACACCAGGCGGTGTGTGCGCCAGAGCTTGCCCTGATAGGTGAAGGCTCCATACCCCTTCTCGAATCGCCCTCGCGTCCATTCGAGGCATCCGTTGGCGGCCCGTTTGAAGCCTGCATGCAGATCATCGGCTGTATTCGCCTTCACGTTCTAATTCTAGCAAGAGAGGGGGTAGGGGTGACTGCTGTTCATCGCCACCCCGTCAATCAGGCGCTCTACGACAATCCCTCGCGCGTGGACCGAGCGGTTGATCGCTTCGTGACGTTCTTTGGGTCGCTACGGTTCATCGCCTGGATGACGGCCTTTATCGTCGCGTGGCTCGCCCTGAACACGCTCGCACTCACAGACGCGATCCACTTCGACAGGTATCCGTACATCCTCCTGAATCTGATCTTCTCCACGCAGGCCTCCTACGCCGCGCCGCTGATCCTGCTGTCGCAGAACCGCGCCGCTGAACGGGACCGGCTGAAAGCCGAACACGACTACGAGGTCAACGAGGCCGCTCTCACCGAGATCCGCGCCGACCGCGCGCTGACCATGCGGGTCTGCCAGCTGCTCGGCGTGCCCATCGACGCCCCGGACGGTGACCCCGCCGGGACCGCACCCATCAAGGAGCAACCATGACCGCCAGCGCGGAAGGCCGCGACTACAGCGCCTATCAGGCCCCGCTCACCGCCGCGGACCTGAGCGGCCTTAGCTTCGCGTTCACCAAGGTCACGAACGGCCTGACGGAAATCGACCCGCACCTGGCCCGCAACTGGGCGGTCCTCGGGTCGTGGGGGAAACCTCGCGGCGGCTACCACGAACTCGTCGGATCGGCGTCCGCAACCGCGCAGGGCACCTATTACGTGGATGCGATCAAGGCCAACGGCGGGCTAAGGCCGGGTGACATCCTCGCGGTCGTCGCGTCCGACTATCCCGGTGTCACCGACGCGGACGTGAAGGCGTGGTGCGACAAGGTCCGGTCCCTCGCCGGCCCGCAGCACCCCATCGTCGCCTACACGGACTTGGACGTCGCCAAGACCCTCGTGGCCACCTCCGGGCACTATGACCTGTGGGTGGCATGGCCTTCCTCTTCTGCGCCCGGCCCGTCCCAGTGGGCCCCGGCGAAGTGGAAGACCTGGCGTTTCTGGCAGTGGGGGACCGAAGGCGGCGTCGACGCGGACGCTTTCAACGGCACCACGGCGGACCTCGATTCGTGGATCGCGGGCTACACCGGCTGGACGTTCCCGGAACCTGCCGGCCTGCACGTCGTGAAGCAGACCCGCGACGGTTACACGCTGGTCTGGGAGCCGGTGACCGGCCCGTCCGGCCAGAAGCCCACCGGGTACAGCGTCTTCACCTATGACGCGGCCGGCGAGCTGGCCAGCCACCAGACGGTCACCGGCACCGGGGCGTCCGAATACGGGCCCACCGGCAAGGGCCTGCCCGCTGGCCGGTACGAAACGCACCTGTGGGCCAACGGTGCCCCAGCCGGGCCGCCGCACGCCACCATCACCGTCACGCTGACCCGATAAAGACCCGCCCACGCCCCGGCCCGTGCCGGGGCTTTCGCATGCCTGGGGGATAGGCCATGTCGCTGACCTACGTCACCATCACCGGCACCTGGGAAGACGGCTCGGGAGAGCCGCTGAACGGGACCGCGACGTTCACGCCGTCCGCGAGCGTCTACGCCTCCGGTGTGCCCGTGCTCCAGGCAGACACCCCCGTCCTCGCGGCGATCACCGGGGGGCAGCTCCTCAGCTCCTCCGGTGGCCCGCTACGGCTCCTGCCGACCGACAGCCCCGTCACCGTCGAGGGCCTGACGGGCTTCTGGTTCTGGACCGTGCAGATCACCGTGGCCGGCGTCGACCAGGACCCGTGGTCGTTCTTCCTGCCGTCGACACCGGCCACGGTCGACCTCGGGGCGCTCGTCGGCACTCCCGCCGGCTGACACGGCCCCGCTCATCCCGCGTTTCCCGTGACCTGACTCATTCCCGTACCCGGCCTCCTGGCGACCGCCAGGGGGCTTTTCTCATGCCCCGGAGGCATCGTGTACGAAGGCGCTACCCCCACGAAGTTCGGTCAGTTCGCAGTCGCGGAGCCGCCGCACTTCGACCGGATGCAGCTGCACCGCGGCGAGCCGCTGCGGGAGGTGTCCTGGCCGATGGCGTTCGGGCCGCTCGATCAGGAGGACCTGATCGAGCAGGGCATCTTTACCGACAAGATCGTCATGGGCGCCGCGCGGGTCGACGCGCTCGGCTCGTGTACCGCGCAGTCGACCACCGCCCACTACGGGGAGCGGCTGCACGTCGCCGGGAAGGACCTCACCGCCGCTGGCCTGTCCGCGACAGACCTGACCGGCAACGAGGTGTGGGCGATCCGCTTCTACCACTCGTGCACGTCGCAGACCGGCGACCCGGCGCAGGAGTGGCCGCCGACTGACTGCGGGTCGACGGGCCTGTACTGCTGCAAGGAGATGCTGGCCCAGAAGCGCATCGCTGACTACAAGACCGCGACCGGCGCGGCCAACCTGCTGTCCATGCTGCAGGCCGGGAGCGCCATCATGGGCGGCCCGTGGTTCAACTCGTGGATGGCTGTCGACTCGGACGGGTTCGTCGACGGTGACGGCAGCCTGGATGCCCTGTATGAGGCGGTCGCGTCCGGTGTCGCTGGCGGCCACGAAACCACCCCGCACACGATCGTCCAGCTGGCCCAGACCAGCAACGGCATCGAGCTGGACAAGACCATCATCGAGGTGCGCAACTCGTGGTCGACCTCCTTTGGCCTGTCCGGTGATTACCGGGTTCACGCCAGCACTCTTCAGTTCCTCGCGAGCTATTTTGACTACAAGCAATTTGTGGTCTGACGCAGTAAAATAGGATGCGTGGCGACTCCTGAGCGGCTCGAATACCAGCGCCAATGGAAAGAACGGAAGCGCCGCGAAGAGGGCATACCCAAACGGGGAGAAAAACCATTCTGTGACAATGGTCACCCACGTACGCCCGAAAACCTATCGGGTAAGAGCGGTGACTGCAAAGCCTGCGCGAGGGAGCGCATGGCTGCGAAGAGGCGAGAGCAGGGGATCCAGCCTCGCCACCCAGGAGTTACCTGGACTTGTAGCCACGACCCTGGGACGAACATGAGGTACGTCAAGGGCAAGCCAAAGGGCTGCAAGGCCTGCCATCGAGAGAAGCAACGGACCCGCCCATGCGACGCAGAGCAAAAGCGCGCCTACGCCCAATCGCACCGGGACGAGATAAACACCCGGAGGCGCGCATGGCGCGCGGTTAACCGTCCAGACGCCGTTGAGTTCATAAACGGCGACGATTTGGCGGTCGAATACGCCAGAATCATCGACGGTGATCCGTGCGTCTATTGCGGACGGCCAGGCATCGAGAAAGACCACATCATCGCGGTAGCAAGCGGCGGGACAGGCGAATGGATCAACCTCGCGCCTATCTGCCGCCGCTGCAACGCGAGCAAGCAGGACCGGGACGTCCTCCGGTTCATGCTGCGACGTCTCGTCCTGGCCGCCTGATAAGGCTTAACCGGACGCGCCACCCCCTGAACGTTCCTGCCCCAGTTGAACGGAGACGACATGCTGGCATCAATCAAGGCGGCGCTGGAAAGCGCCAGGGCCGAGCTGGAGAAGCTGGCCGCCGAGGCAACCGGCGAGGCCCGCAAGCAGATCGAGGCCGCGCTGCAGCGCGTCACCGAGGCCGAGACGCAGATCAAGGGCCTGGTGACCAAGTACGAGCAGGACATCGAGGCCACCGTCGAGGCCGACCTGCCGACCGCGAAGACGGAGCTGGAGTCGCTGGGCAAGAAGCTCGTCGCCGACGTGCTCGCGATCCTCGCCTCGTCCGGGGTATGACCGACCCTGTACCCGAGGACGAACAGTCGCACGATCTGGATCCTGGGTTTCTCGGTGCCTGGCTGATCGGCATGGCCGCGGTCGCCGCCTACGTGGTGACGTGGCCGGTCCGGAAGGTCATGAGGCTCGTCCGAGGCCGCCGGTAAACCGCCCGGACACACGAAAGCGCCCGGCCGCCGGTCCCCATCACGGGACTGGTGGCCGGGCGTCTTTTTTTTGCTGCCCTACCGCCGCGGTGGCGCTGGCCGCACGGGCGCGCGTGCGGCTGCCTTCCGCTGGTTCCACTGGGCCATTCCCAGGACAAGCAGGACCCCGGCCAGGCTCCACAAGGCCCACGTCAGGGCGTAGATATTTATGCCAGCTCCGGCCAGGAGCAGGATGCCGAACAGCAGCAGCCGGACCGCACCCCAGGGCCGCCGGCGCCCGTACTCGTGGTGGCGGTGGCTCCATTCATCCGTGCTGACCCACAGGGGGCCGACGTCGATGCCTGCTCTCATTGCCTGTCCTCTGTATACGTAATGCGTCGTTTACACGACACATCGAACGAGGACTCTGCGGGCATGGCACAAGGCTAGACGGCGTCCCGGCGCGGGGTCACGCAGACGCACCCGGGGCCCAGCTTGCTGCTCCGAGTTCGCGTCCGGCGCATCGTCCGCTATCCTTCTCTGTGCCGCCGGGCACACGGCGGCTCCAGGCAGGTTGCCCGAGCGGCCAAAGGGAGCGGTCTGTAAAACCGTCGGCTACGCCTTCGGTGGTTCGAATCCACCACCTGCCACATCCTGCGAAAACGGCCCGTTAGCCGCGAATTCTCGTGCTAGCGGGCCGTTTCTGCTCTGTCCCAGCGTGTGTCACCTTGGGTCGCTGTGGACCGTTGTGTTGCGGTGTCCACGGACGCATAGCGGACGGGCGTGGGTGCCGCCAGGACGGTCGGTGCGTACCGTCGGCTGTTTCACGGACGGCCACGGACCAGCGTAAGGGGGCCGTTGTCAAGTCGGATGGCGTGATTTGCGTGATTGCGGTGCTGTAGGGGTTAAGTGGTTGCTGCGGTGGTCGTGGCTGGTGGTGTGCGGACGGGCCGGGCGCGTGCGGGCGTGGCTGGAGCCCGCAGCGCATGGAGGGCGCGCGGGTAACCGGGCGTGATGCCCCGGCTGCTTCCCGTCCCTACGTAGCTCAAGCGGGCTCGGCCGTGATCGGCCTGCCCCGACAGCGTTCAACCGGGCTGGCGGGAAGACGCCGGGGACCGGGGAGGGCTGCCCAGGGTCCGTGACGGGGTCAGTGCCACCTACGGGGATGCGGGCTCGCCCTCCCGGCCCGGGAGAGGACAGTCTTCATGGCACCCGCGAGTTACGGGCGCGTTTGTGCTGTTCAGGCGGCCTGCGCAGCCTCCTCGGAGGCGAGGCGGCCGCCGGAGGCGGCAACGGGGTCCCAGTCGGCGCCGTGCACGGCCATGAAGTAGATCCAGCGCAGCAGTGACGCCGCGCAGGCGACGCGGGCCTTCGCCCGGGCCGCGCGGGCGCTCCGTGCGGCCTGCGCGGCCTGGGCCGAGCCGGGGCGCGCGCTTCCGGCCGCGGCGCGGGCGGATTCCTCCGCGCCCGAGACGAGCGCCTGGTACTTGGCCTTCATGACCGGGTTCCAGTTCAGCATCGCGAACGTCGCCCGCCAGGCCGCGACGCGCAGCGCGGGCCGGCCGCGCCGCGAGATCCGCGAAGCGCCCTCGGACGCGCCGGAGGCGTTGTCCGACGGGGACAGCCCGGCATGCTTGACCAGCGACGACGATGTCTCGTAGCGGCGGGGATCGCCGGTCTCGGCCAGGATCACGGCCGCGCCGGCCAGCGTGAGCCCGGGAATGTCCCCGAGCCGGGCCAGGCCGAGTCCGACGAGGAGCGCCGCCATGTCCGCCTCCACCTCTTTCAGCTGGCGGCGGGCCCGCTGCAGGTCGTCCAGCTCGTCGCGGATCCGGCGGAACAGGCTGCGCCGCGACCAGGCCACGGCGCCGGGGTCGTCGGCCAGCGCCAGGACTTTCCGGGCGATCCGCCGGTCCGGCCGCGGCGTGCCCCAGCCGGGTGCCGCGTCCCGCACCAGGGCCAGGAACTCATCCTCCCCGGCCCCTGCCAGCCGGGCCGGGTCCGCCCCGCAGCGGGAGGTCACGACCTCGAGCGCGGCCAGCCAGGTCATCGAGGCGAACGGGTCGGCCGCGGCGGTCACCGCCGACGGCCACGCGACCGACAGGAAATCCCGCACCCGCAGCACCGCCGCCGTCGCCGTGGTCACCAGCTGCGCGCGGCGCCGCCCGAGATGCCGCAGGCACGCCCACGACTCGTCCAGCTCCTCGGGAATGTAGCAGTGCAGCTCCGCGGCCAGCCGGGCGATCAGCACCGCGTCCGGCTCGTCCCGCTTATGGCCCGTGTAATCCTCCTGCTCGCGGGCGATGTGCGACACCAGCGGCTGCACGCATACCAGCGCCACCCCGAGTTCCCCGCACAGCCGCTGGACCTGCATCCACCGCGACCCGGTGTCGGCGTACAAGTTCATGTGCAGAGTTAGGTACACGTGAACGTGCAGAGGTGCTGGGGGTTACCAGTCGTAGGGCCATCTGCTGTCGGCTACTGGGGAGTCGGGGCTGTAGCGGAGTTCGGCCT